GTTTTTCAGTTACCATCGCTGGAAGTGATGTGGAATGAACAGCCTAAACGGATTGCGAGGATTTGATTATGCCGTGGACTCCTGCTCAAAATCGTCTTTTCAGGGCTGCTGAACATAATCCTGCTATTGCGCGTAGTGCAGGCATTCCGCAGTCCACCGCCGCTAAATTGGCCCATGAGGGCATCAAGCGGGGGCCGATGCTCGCCGCGAAACTGAAAGGCAAATAGCATGGGAATGAATCTCTCGCACGGCAGTTACAAAAACATCACTGCAACAGGCAATGTCAGCACTGGCGCAACGGCATTGCTTGGGTTTTATGTCAACAATACCACGGGTGGAACGCTGGTATTGCGTGATGGAGGATCGAGTGGGACCGTGATGACGGGAACCATTACCCCTGCAATTGGCTGGCACTTTTTCCCTGCAAGCACTGGCGATATTCTTCATGCAACGATTGCCAATACGCTGGATGTAACTTTTGTTCATTCACCGACGCCTGCTGGTAGCTGATGGCTAAGTCAGTCAGGGAGTCCGTATCCGACACGATTGATGGCAAGGGACAATCGACTGTAGAGCGTCTGCTTGGAATCATCAATGACTATGACCGCGAGTTCAAGAAGTGGGATGGACGGGTTGACAAGTTGCTCAAAAAGTACCGAGATGAGCGACGCATTACAAAAGATACTGAGACAAAGTTCAACATACTTTGGTCTAACGTCAATACCCTCGTCCCTGCTACCTTCTCGAAAATCCCGAAGCCGGATGTATCTCGCCGTTTCCGCGACAATGATCCGGTAGGTCGGGTTGCCTCGCTCATTCTTGAGCGTGCGCTGGAATACGAAACCGAGCATTACCCTGACTACTATGCGACCATGAAAGAATCGGTCATGGATCGGTTCTTGGGTGGTCGTGGTTCGTCTTGGATTCGCTATGAGCCGCATATTCGCGCTATTAACGGGACACCTGAAGATGGCGACCAAATATCGGACGATGTTGATGAACCGCAGGAAGAATTGGACTACGAATGCGCTCCTATTGATTACGTTCATTGGCGTGATTTTGGGCATTCTGTAGCGCGTACTTGGGAGGAAGTGTCTCAGGTATGGCGGTGGGTTTACATGAAGATGCCAGCCAAAATTGAGCGATTTGGCGAGGAAACTGCCAAGAGGATTCCCATTGATGCGCCGCCTAAAGAGGGCCGTATTCAAAAGGAAATGGCAGGCGACAATGACGGCCAAGATGGTAGCTACATCTGCGAACTGTGGGACAAGAACGACAAGAAGGTTTATTGGTTCTCCAAGCGTTTGCCTGATGTGCTGGATGAGAAGGATGACCCGCTTGGGTTGGAGGAGTTCTTCCCCTGCCCGCGCCCTCTGTATGCAACGCTGACCAATGAAACACTTGTCCCGATACCTGATTTCACCATGTATCAGGATCAGGCACGCACGTTAGATACGCTGTCAGACCGTATTGCAGGCTTGGTCAATATGCTGCAAGTCAAGGGCGTTTATGATGCAGCGGTGCCTGAACTGGAGAGACTGTTCACTGAGGGCGAGAACGGCAATCTGCTGCCGGTCAAGAATTGGGCGGCGTTTGCCGAGAAAAACGGTCTTGCTGGGGCCATCGACATTCAAGACCTGAAGCCAATTTATGAGGCATTAAAAAATGCCTATGGCGCGTTTGAACAGGTCAAGCAGCAAATATATGACCTGACTGGTATCAGCGACATTGTGCGGGGTCAATCGGAAGCCAACGAGACTGCTACGGCGCAACGCATCAAAGGGCAGTATGCATCGCTTCGTCTGAAATCGCTGCAATACGAAGTAGCGCGGTATGCCAGCGAAGTCCTGCAACTAAAGGCGCAAGTCATCTGCGGCCAGTTTGATCCCAAGACAATTGAGATGATTGCTGGAGCGCAGCAATTGTCGCCTGCCGATCAAGCGTTGATACCGGATGCCTTGGCATTGCTGGTTGGGCCAGAGCGGATGCAAGACCCCAATGCACCGCAAGGGCCAAACCCCATGCGCTCGTTCCGTATTGAAGTTAATGCGGACACGATGATTCAGATGGATGAGGAAGAAGAAAAAGCCAAGCGCATTGAATTCATTACCGCGCAAGGTACGTTCATGGAAAAAGCGTTGCCGATGGTGCAGGCTTCTCCACAGGTCGCGCCACTCGTGGCCGCCCTGTGGAAATTTTCCGTTGGTGCATTCAAGGTTGGCAAGACGTTGGAAGGCGAGTTTGATGCGGTGATTGATAAGGCCAAGCAATTGGCTGCACAACCTCAACCGCAAAAGCCTGATCCAGAGATGGCGCGAGTGCAGGCTGACCAGCAGATTCAGCAGGCTCGTGTTCAGGCAGACCAGCAAGCCACTCAGATGAAATTGCAGTTTGAGCAACAGTCTGATGCGGCACGTATCCAGCATGAAGCGCAATTGGAGGCTGCACGCCAGCAAGCCGAAGGTCAACGTCACATGGCTGAATTGCAGGCCAAGGCTGCTGCCGACCAGCGTGATGCAGCCATCCAGCAGGATACGGAACTGAAAAAGACCGCATTGCAGGTTGCCGGTCAAATCGAAGTTGCCCGAATCAATGCAGAAGCCAAGGAGAAATCCGATGCTCTCAATGCCGCAGCGCAAGCCGCCCAAAGTGCTGAAGATAGCGCGGAAGAAGAAGCCGGTGATTCAGCAGAGCAGGCTGGCGTGGATACCAGTCAAATCATGCAGCAACTACTTGAAACACAGTCCAAGTTGCTCGAAACGCTTGCTGCGCCCAAGCAGGTCATGCGCGATGAGATGGGCCGCGTCATCGGGATGCAGGTGGTTAAATAATGGCATCGGCTTACGTCAAATATCAGATTGGAACAGAAGTCATGCAAGAGGCGGGGAATGCCGCCACTGATACATGGCAACTGATTTTGTCCAATACTGCGCCAAACGTGGCAACCGATACTACTGCTGCCAGTGCAACCGAGTTATCAACTGCGGGCGGATACACGAGTGGCGGCGTTAACTGTACAGTTACATCGTCCAGTCAAACTGCTGGCGTGTTCAAACTGGTTTTGGCTGCACCGACAAGTCCAACTTGGACAGCGTCCGGAGCCGGATTTACATTTCGCTATGTCATTCTCTACAACCTGACTCGTACTCAGTGCATTGGCTATTGGGATTATGGATCAAGTGTTGTGATGAACGGAACCAATGGCGACACATTCACGCCGACGCTTGATGCGGTCAACGGAACCTATACGGTTACATAAGGAGATTTCATGGCTATTTACTCACTTGCACAACGAACAACTGTTACAACCATCGGCGCGGCATCACATGCTTTTCTTTCTCCGGCAACAAACGAAGCAGCGTGTATGGAATGGGGATATTTCAACGGTGCTGCAACTGCTTGCGTAGTTGGTTTTGGCCGATCAGCCAATACGCCAACACTGACTGGCGGTGTTGCATTCTTGGCTGAAGATGAAGGACGACCAACTGGACTGACGCAAGGTGCGGTTGCATTTGGTACTGCACCGACTGTCCCCACACAGTTTTTCAGGAAGTTTTCACTTGCTGCATTGGTTGGTGCTGCGGTTGTTTATACTTTTCCGAGAGGAATTGTATTGCCTGCCGGTGGACAAGCAATGGTAGCTTGGAACATTACCGCCAACTCTGCCGTTGTTGATATTCACGCCGTTGTTGACGAATAATGTTCGAATATCACAAAGAGCAAATTGCAGAGTCTGAATTTTCTTTGACTTCTGCCAATCTTGCGCAACAAGGATGGCGACTTGTTTCCGTTGTCATTAACCCGCTTAAAACAGTAGAAGAATCGCCCTTGTATGTGACATTTTGGGAGCGACCTGTTTCATGAGCAGAACGACAATAGATGACTTGCATGGTGATACTGTTGTCGCGCAGATAAAGATTACAATGGCAAGAAGCGGGATGATGAAGGTTGAAGGGTCAATCACTGATCATGAATTCGCGTTGCACATGCTTGAAACGGCGCGTAGTGTTGTCAATAACTATCACGGAAAAGCAGTCAAGGATGGAGGGTTGATCGTGCCTGCTTACGACACTTCATTGGTTGGCACCGACTCAGAAAAAAAGTTGCTTGCTGCGCGTGACCAACTGGCGAATGCAATGTAATGGGCGTCAATCTTAAATACGGGACTGCTGGAGCAACAGGTGGTGGTTGGAGCGCCCAACCGGGGTCATTGCAGCCCATGTTTGAAGAATCATGGAATGAACCAAAATGGTCATGGCAAGCCAGATCACCGAAAACATGGAAAGACCCAAACCGTTGGGTTTCTTTGTGGCCGACTATGGGAACTGGTTGCTTGAACGGCGGTGGAGATGGAATGGGAACCGATGGTACGGTTTCCAACTGGGGGCAATACGAACCTTACTCTTGTGACGGTGCAGGCACGCAGACCTTGAAGTTTATAAAAGGTATGGCAGTAACAGCTGCTGATGTTGCTATATCTGGTGCGAATATAACTGGATTCAGAACTTCAGACAATGCAAATGCAGGATACAGTGTGCAATCCCGAACTGATGGCAGTTATGATTTACCTACGAACTTTCCAAACGTAGCGCATTATGTGAGCGCATACATCGCTGGCTCGCCGGATCGTGGTGGTACGACACTGAATACGCTAGTACCTACCAACATAGACGGAACTTAAACGTCATGCCCGTTTACAATACATTTAATTACTGCAAACTAATTCAGCAAGCATTTCATGCTACACCAAGTACGGTAGTACTGCGTGAGATGCCAGGGATTCATAACTCCCAACAACGCTTTCCGGCAGTGGCTGATGTACGATCTGGTACTGTGTATGGGCCAGGTCAGTATGAGCAAGTGGAATATTTGACCGGCACTATGACAGCTGGTGGTAGCGTTACCCGAATTTATCCTTCGATTTCTTAGGCTTATTCATGACTACTCCTGCAAACAATACTCCAATCGCGATTATTCAGGACTCGTACTTCGATGCGGGATTGATTCAGGAAGGCGATTCTCTCAATCCCGAGCAAATCGTGAACGGGATGCGTAAGCTGACTGACCTTGTCAATCTGTGGCAGACGCAGGGGTTGAAGTTGTGGCTGAACGTGGACACTTCCATCACCCTCACAGCAGGTACGGGAACCTATGACCTAGGCCCAACTGCTGATGGGGGTACGGTGGATATGACAAAGCCACTGCGAGTGATCGAGGCGTACTATCTGGATTCGACAGGTATTCGCCGTCCCCTTATCGCGCTTTCCTGGGACGATTACATCAAGCTGTCGCAGATCAATCAGACGGGCGCGCTGAACAGCTACTTCGTAAACAAGAAGCAGCTGGTGCTGAGCGTATTTTTCTGGCTCATACCAGACGCAACTGCCGCCACCGGCACTGCGCATCTCCTGCTTCAAACGCAGGTTACCAATTTCATCTCTGTGACGGAGACGATGAACTTCCCTATCGAGTGGCGTATCGCCCTGCGGTGGGGACTTGCAGATGAAATCTGTACAGGGCAGCCCCAGGCAATTATGGATCGCTGTCAGCAGAGAGCCCAGGCGTATCGTACCATGTTGGAGGATTGGGACGTAGAGGATGCATCGACGAGCTTTGCTCCTGATGCGCGCGGCCTTTACACTACGAATAACTTTCGCTGACGGAGGCGAACTTGGGTTCTAACAATGAACAACAAAGAGCCAGGAGTAGAGATGATGACATCGAAATATCTACACCCCTTGGTTGGGGAATTCGCGCTAACGGGCGTGTCGTTACTATGCTTGTGCTTGTTATTGCCGCTGTCGTTTTACTTGCATGGATGATCAGGGCTCACGATCTGCGGCAGACAGAGCAACTGAAACAAGTGTCCGATGCAAGGAATGGGCAGATGATTATGCTGGCATCGCGGCAGGATCGTTTGCAGGATAGTATGGATACGGTGATCTATATTCTAAGCATTCCTCCTGAAGAACGGTCGAAGTTCAAGCTTGACATGCCGCCCGCCCTGCGTGCTCGTCTCCTTACTCAAGAACGGAATCGGTAATGCCACAGGCGCAAACGGTTGATCTACCCAAGCGACTTCCTCTTGTCATAACTCCCGAGAACCGGGCAGATACGACGAGCAAGGATGCTCGCTTGGTCAACTGCTACATGGAGAAAATGCCTGGGGATGGGCAATGGATTTATAAGAGGGCGGGGACACTGCGGAGTAGTCAGCCTTCAGGTGGAACTGCTAATGGCTATGGAATGTTCAACTGGCTCGGCGACATCTACGCAGTTTTCGGAAATAAACTGTACAAGAATGGAGTAGCTATCGCCGGCACAGTAGATACGACAAATGGAGTCTATCGTTTCACTTCGTGCCTCGGCGCTACGCCGAAGCTAGTCCTGGGTAATGGAGTCAAAGCCTACACCTACGATTCCGGCGCAGGGTTAGTGCAGATCACCGACGTGGACTTTCCCGCCGCATTCGTCAAGGGGTGGGCTTACCTCGATGGAACACTTTACGTCGGAACCACCACCGCAAGAATCCAGGGGAGTGATCTTAATGATCCTCAGGCCTGGGACCCTACCAATGTACTCGTAGCGCAGATTGAGCCCGATGGCGGCGTAGCGCTAGCAAAGCAACTGGTGTACGTGGTCATTCTGAAGCAATGGAGTGCAGAGATTTACTACGACGCCGGAAATGCCACGGGGTCGCCTCTCGGGTCTGTGCAGGGGGCTAAGGTTAACTATGGCTGCATCTCGCAGGATTCAGTGCAGTCCATAGATGGAACGTTGATCTGGGTGTCTACGAATCAATCCGCCTCTGTACAAGTATTGAAGCTGGAGAATCTTAAAGCCGAGATCGTTTCCATTCCATCTATCGAGCGTTTGCTGGATGACGCAGACTTCAGTGCAGGGAATGTATTCAGCCTTCAGTTCAAGAACATCGGGCATCGGTTCTATATTTTGACTCTGAAGAACAACAACATCACACTTGTCTACGATCTCAACGAGAACGCCTGGCATCAGTGGACAGACAAGGATGGGAATTATTTCCCCTTCGTTGCTTCGACATACGATGCGAACATGGAGCATTATTTCCAGCATGAGACCGATGGCTACATCTACGTTGTGGATGAGCGTTACTACACTGACAATGGCAATCCCATTACAGTGGATATCTACACGCCAAACTTCGACGGGGGTACTCGCCGCCGGAAGCAAATGAACATGCTGGAGTTCGTCGCGGATCAGGTCGAGGGTAGTACACTCCAGGTACGTTCGAACGACTTTGACTTCGAGACGACTCGCTGGAGCAATTTTCGCCTAGTTGATCTTTCGAAGAAGCGTCCGCTGCTTATGAACTGTGGAACCTTCCGCCGCCGCACCTACAATCTTCGGCATCAGTCGCAGACTTCATTCCGTATCCAAGCGGTTGAAATGCAGCTCGACCTCGGCACACTCTAATGGCAGATTTCCAGCCGCCGCCGACTTACGCAGATCCAGTGCTTGTTGATCCGATTACTGGGAAGTCTGCTTTTAATCCTATCTGGCTCAAGTGGTTTGTCGATATTTCGAGGGGACTCGGGCCAGGAGGAGCAGGAAGTGGAACGGTTAATAGTGTAGCAGAGACGTTCACCGGAGGATTGATCTCTGTCGGAGGCTCTCCTATCACTTCAAGTGGCACGCTGGCACTCACCGTCGCAGGCACGAGTGGAGGTGTGCCTTACTTCTCGAGTGCGGCTGCCTGGGCAAGTTCTGCTTTGCTTACGCAGAATGCCTTAGTTTTAGGCGGAGGTGCAGGAGCTGCTCCTGGTACCCCGCTTGGACTTGGAACTACTACGACAGTTTTACACGGAAACGCAGCTGGAGCTCCTACATGGGGTGCCGTAGATATTACAACCGATGTAAATGGGTATTCTACATCTACCTATACGGCGACCCTGACGGGATGCACTACCGCGCCAACAGTTACCGCGAAATATACAAAGGTCGGTAACTCAGTCGTTTTGTATGTCCCGCAACTCACGGCCACAAGCAACGCCACAACGAAGTCGATAACAGGCGCTCCGGCTGCAATTCAGCCCGCCGCGCAGCAGATATTTGTGGGCGTTGGCCGCGACAACGGCGGCTCCTACGCTGGCGTTGAAATTGTCCTCGAGACTACCGGTGTAATAAATCTTTACTTTAACTTTGAAAACGCATGGACGGGCAGTGGAACATTTGTCATTCGTCAGTTTTCAATAGCATTCCAACTCGCCTAAAGGAAAGCAAATGGCTAATGCTTCTACGATTGATCCGAATACTGGAGCACCTTTGTACAGTGGCGCGGGGGAATACTCCAACCTATTCGGTGGTGCGAATGACTTTTCCAATGCCGCCTTCTACGGCGCGCCCGGGAGTGTGGGGAAGATGCTGCAAGATGCATCTTCGCGTGCGGGAGTAGGCGACTACGACTTCAATACAGCTGCTTGGAAGGCTGCTCCCGGCTATGGGTGGAAGTTGCCAGGAGCTAGTGGATGGCAACTCGGCGCGAATGAAGAGCAAATCTATCAGAACATTCTTCAGAACACCGACGATCCTCGACTGCAGGCACTGGCAAATGAACGCAGCCCCGAGTCTATGCAAACTGGTGCACAAGCCGGTGTGCAGCGGGATGTAGAGCTGACAAAAAGGAACGCTGCGAATAACTCAGGAATGAGTGATCTGGCAAAGATCGCACTTATCGCCGGAACAATCTATAGCGGCGGCGCACTTGCTGGTGCTTGGGGTGGTGCGGGGACCGCAGGAGCTGGTGCGTTCGGAGCGACTGAAGGTCTTGGCATGGCAGGATCTTATGCCGACCTAGCCGCCGCCGGGGGACTAGGAGAACTAGGCGCAGGAGCTGGAGTAGGACTTCTCGAAGGTGGCGCACAAACCTTTCCGCTACCAAGTCTCGGCGAATCCACCCTCGTGGCCTCCGAAGCCGCCCCTGGCGTTGCGAACGTCGCCGGCCTTCCCTCGCTCGAAGCCTACGACGCAGCTCGTCTCGCCTCCATAGGTTCGAACCTATCCTCCGGCGGCACACCAGGAACTGAAGGCCCCGTTAACCCTGACCCCGGCTGGACTGACACCGGAGCCGCTCGCGAGGTTGGACTCAACACAGCTGGCTTTGGGAACCTCGCTGGTCCGGCGACCGGAGGTGGTTCTTTGCTGAGCCAGCTGTTGGGTCGGTTTGGCTCGGTGTTTGGGGGTGGCGGTGCTGTTGGGGGTGGGGTTGGTTCTGGTGGTGGCAGTGCGGGGTTTGGCTCTCTCAGCTCCCTTTTGTCGATCGGGTCTGGAATCTACGGGATGACGCAAGCTGAAAAACTCCGTAAGCTTGCTCAGATACAATCGCAGAAAGCCGACCCCTGGGGAGAGTCGGGTGGAAGAGCACTCGCCGGTACGCAGCTACAAGGATTGATGACCGATCCGAGTAAGATTACTACGATGCCTGGGTATGAGGCAGGACTGCAAGCTGTGCAAAGAAGCATGGCGGCTAACGGCTATCTTGGCTCTGGTAACATGATGACTGCCCTTGCCAAGTATGGTGGCGACTTCTACAACAATGCAATCTCGCAGCTGAGTGGACTCGCGGGAGCTGGTATCAATCCTGGTACAGCCGCAGGGATCAACATCAATGGTGCAACTTCCGCGAATGATCTCGCTTCCCGCAGTCTCGCCTCCATTGGTTACGGAATCACAGGAAATAACGGTCGAATCTCTGATGTTATTCTTCAGCGTCTACTCGGCGGTGCAGCATGAGCGATTCAATGTTCGGAGCACCGGCGGGGATTCGAGCGGGGCTAGAGGATAATCGAAATGATCTCCTCGGAGGACTGAAGGCACTCGAGATGATGGGGGAGATAGAGCAACAGCCCTTGAAGGCTGATGTTCTTCGCGCGCAAGCTCGTGCGCATGGGGCAGAAGCAGATACTAAGCTGGCCGAGCTTGCAACGCAGAAAAAGCTTGGCGAGCTTATGGGTAAGGCGCAGGCAGAGCAGTCTGACGACCCAGTTAACTCTATGGGGAATCAGTTAACTACTCTGTCCGGCATTGCGTATCAAGCCGGTGCGTATAAGCTCGGCGCTGACTTCGCGACGAAGGCTTCGAATATCTTTCTTAAGGGTGCACAGATTGACGCAACGCAAGCGAGTCAAGCACTGCGTGAGATTCGCACCGCGCAGATTCACGCGACGCGGGTAGGTTCCTACGCACAGTCTGCACTGCAGAATCCTGACCTGTATCCGCAGATTCGCCTGGCCATGGAGAATGAAGGCTACGATACGAGTGCGTTACCGCAGGATGCTGCGGAAGCTTTGCCGATGCTGCAAACACTCGTTGCGCAAAGTATGTCAGCGAAGGATAAGCTTGATATTGATTTTAAGAGACTGCAGCAGAAGTCCAAGGAGAAGATGGACGGCAAGCGCTCCGCGTTGATTGACTCACAGATCGCTACAAATGGTGCTAGGATTCCCCTCATTCGCGCGCGCGCCGACGCCATTACCAAGGAACTCGGAGGCGGAAGTGGAACAGCCGCCGCAGCGCGGAAAGAACTCGCCAAGACTCGCCAGCAAAAACGCATGCTGGAGATGCAGAAGAGTGCTAAAGTTACCCCGCTTGGAAAAGACGGCTTGCCAGATAAAACTAAATTGCAAATAGGCGAGCCATATAAAACTCCAACAGGAGTACACGTATGGACAGGCGCAGGATGGACTCTTCCTTTCGCTTCCACGCAAACTGACGCAGACGAAGATCTTACCGATGAGGATGATGAATAATGGCTAAGGTGCTTGGGGATGCAGATGTAGGCTGGGCGGCCGCGCCAAAGAAGAAAACGCTAAGCGATGCCGACGTTGGCTGGAGTACACCCGACGCGATTGACCAGAGCGCGCTGGATACGCAATCAACCTTCGGGGCGATTAAGGATGTGGGATTAGGTGCGCTGAAAAATCTTGGCAAGGCAGGAGTAGCTGCAGTCGACTTCCTCGCCGGCGTGCCTGGACAAGCGGTGGGCGTAGGTGCGGACATCGGAGTTCGGACATATGGCGCACTTACAGGGGAGTCTAAGCGAAACATCTCCGAAGCAGGTCGCCTCGCGGCGGAGCACGTACCGGCTTCGATTGGACTCTCGAAAACCCCCGCGACTGACTTCATGAAGCGCCTGGGAGTAGAGGAGTATAATCAGGAAGGCGTTGCGCAAGCGCTGGATACCTTTGCGAAAGGCGTCGCGAAGCGAACAGGTGGACTCCTCGATCAGAATGACATCATGTCGCTGTTTGATACTGCGATGATGGCAGGTGGTGCGCACGGAGTAGATGCGGGTGTGAAGGCCGCGATGACGAAGCCTAAGGAAATAGGGGCGGCGAATCGCGGGACTTACGTAGGGCAAGAGGCGCCGAGTGGAGAGCTTCAGTTTACCCAACGTGCTGCACCCACCGGCGAAGAGATCGGCAGTGTAGGTCAGTTCGAGCAATCCGGCGAAGCCGGGCCTGTGCGACCGAAGTCACGGATTGGCGAGACTCCCCTCGTAGGTGAACCTATCCCGGCGTTGAACAGCGCTCTGGCTAAGGTGAAGGAAGGTCGCACATTTGATATGACTGCGGAGGAGCGTATTGCCTTTCGTGAGTTCAAGAATGCGCCTGATCGTATCCAGAAGGGTGCGATTGATCCTGAGCTGCTGCAGTGGATGGCGATCGGTGGAGTCGCCGCGACGATTGGCGGAGTGGAGCTGGCGAGGTATCTGAAAGGAAAAGAACGCGAGGATACGGCGCCGAAGCTACGTGATGCTCCGATCAAGGGACCTGACGGAGAAACACTCGCGGGACTTGGCATACTGACCGCCGGCGTGCTTCGCGGGAAGTTTAAAGGCTCGCATGAGTCGGTCATCCTTAAGGCTGCACAAGAAGGGAATCCCGAAGCGTTCGGGGAGATCTATCGCAGGGAAGCGCCGAGGCTTGAGCGCGTAGCTTCGCGCTATGTGCAAGATCAAGCGCAGGCGAAAGACCTTGTGCAGGAGGCGATGATCTCTGCGTACAAGGCGTTGCCGGAGTTCAAGGGTGACTCGAAGCTGAGTACCTGGCTTCATCGCATTGTGGTTAATAAGGCGCTCAATAAGGTCGAAGCCGAGGGGCGTCAAATCAAGGGGGAGGAGCTATCCCCCGAAGTCGAGCAGCACGTTGCGGGTGACTCGCGGACTCCAATGCAGGAACTGCAGAACAAGCAGCTCGGGGAAGCCTTGCAAGCCGGTCTCGACAAGCTCGACTCGAATATGCGCGAGGCGTTTCAGCTGCGTGAACTCGAAGGCATGGACTACGAGGCAATCGCGGCACAGCAAGGAGTACCGATTGGTACTGTGCGCTCGCGGATTGCTCGGGCGAAGGAAGCGCTGCAAGGGCACTTGAAGGAATACGGGGGGAAGTATGCGACAGTCGCGGGAGTAGCCGGAGCTACTGCACTGATGGATGAGGAGGCTACGGCGGAGAATGCAGCACTTGCGGCGGCGATTCTGGCGGTGAAGGCGAAGGGAGGAATGTGGCACCCGGAGGCGGTGGAGAGGCTTAGTCGTCCTATGCTTGGAAGTGCAACGCCAGAGGCTATTGCAAATCTTCAACGAGATTTTGCACATGATCCTATAGGAGGGGCTAGTCATATTGAACCGCGTAAAGTTTACGCTGAAAACATAACACGTATGATTAAGACTTACCTCAACAAGCACGCCGGCACGGCGACTGATCCGCTGAAGGATGTAGAAGTGCCGTATGGGGAGGGGACGAAGCCGCTTGGTGAAATAATGGACGCTGTAATTCTTAGTAAGAAAGGGCACGAATACGGACATAATATGCCTGTTGGAGTTAAGCCAGAAGAAACGGTCTGGAGAATAGAAAGACGGATGACTCCACAACAGGGTTTACTTCCAGCGCGTGGAACAGGCGACCTGCCTGCCCTCACCTCCTACCTCTCCCACGTCGGTGATTATCTTCGCGAGCATGTCTCGCCGGAGAAGCTCGGCCAGTACGACCTCGTCCGCGCGGTTAAGGAGACGGCAAAGTGGGACGAAGAGCTGGCGAAGAATATGGACAAGGCGAGGCTGGCGGAGAAGGGTGAGTCGCCGATTCTGAAGGAATATCCCGATGGAATGTACTGGCAACAGCTGACCAAGCCAGGACAGTTCGCGCGAGAGAGTGATGCGATGGGTCACTCGGTGAGAGGGTATGAGCCTCATAGACAACCACGTTTGAATGAACCCGGAGGCGGCGTAGACAAAGCTCACCCCGATTGGATTCCCGCCTCTGGTAACTCCGGTCATCCTTCCTATGGCCTTGGTGGATGGGATGCGATTAAATCTGGCGATGCGAAGGTGTATTCGCTGAGAGATGCGAAAGGACGGAGTCATGTGACGGTGGAGGTACTTGCAGATACTCATAGATTAGGACGAATGCCTGCTGATGAAATCACCCAAATCAAAGGCAAGCAGAATCGTGCTCCCTCCGCCGAGTATCTCCCTTACGTCCAGGACTTCGTCAAGTCGGGCAAGTGGGGAGAAGTGGGAGACCTTGAGTATACTGGACTTACAAAACATCCTGAAGGACATTACTATACTCGTTATGAAGCTTTTGACGAAAGTTTAAAACAAGTAGATAAAGCGATTGCAGAAAAAGGACCTTTACCGCAACTTGTAGAAGCACGTGCTTCTATTAAGCAAATGCGAGATAAAGAAATTCCGCCACGTGATGTCACTGTAAAAGGTCCTCAAAGTCAGCGCGGTTCCGTTGATAAGAATCTCGTCATCGGCCTCGGCGCCATCGGTGCAGGTGCAACTGTTGGCATGGCTGCTCTTGGCAGTTTGATTGATCCTGAACGTCCTCTTCAAAATGCATTTTACGGAGCGCTTGCAGGAGCAGCTTTTGGAACACAACTTGGACGCGCAACGCTGAAGGAAGCTATTAAGTCTCCGGATAAGACGTTAGGACTAGTGTCAACACGTCTGTATAATATAGCTCCTGCTTTACGCCGACAGTTACGTCGTCACGAGAATCGTGTGCTTAAGGCGGTGGATGCCGCGAACGATCAGGCGCTCCCGTTTATCCAAGCACTTGACAGGCTGCCGAAGGAGACAAAGGCCAAGATCGACAACGCGTTGCTTAATGGGAAAACGGAGGTGCTGCAACAAATCCCCGAACTTGCGCAGACGTATCCGGCAGTACGCAAGCTTCTCGGTTCGATCGAAGGACAACTTCAGGCACTTGGGCGTTTCGGCGAAGGTGTGTCGAATTACTTCCCGCGACTGGTAAAGGACTTCGAAGGGCTGCGCGAAGCAATTGGACTTGACGCCTCAGTGGGGCTGGAGAAGCGATTGCTCGAAGCCGAAGCCAAGATGAATAAAAAGGAAGGCCGCTCACTGACTGATGTAGAGCAAAGCATAATCACCAATCGCTATTTGTTCAGTGCGGATGAGACTTCCTTTCAGCCGGGATTCGCTAAGTCTCGCAAGATGCGAGACGTGCCGGAGCATCTCCAGCAATTCTACGCACCGCCGACCGAGTCGTTGCTGCGCTATATTACGGGTGCTACGAATGATCTGGAGATTGCGCGGTTCTTCGGGAAAGACCTGGCAACGAAGAGGGGCGGGAAGAAACTCTTCAACGACGTAGATGGTTCGATTGGGAACCTGACCAATCGACTTCTTCTCGAGGGGAAACTCACGCAACCGCAATCTATGGAACTGCGGGATATACTCAAGGCTCGCTTTGAAGGAGGTGAGCAAGGAATGTCGTCGGGACTCGCTGCGATTCGCAACATTACAAACACTGGCTTGCTTGGTAACATCGCCTCGGCGGCTACACAGATTGGTGATTCGCTGATGACGATCTACCATCATGGGCTGGTGCCGACACTGCAAGCCACAGCGCAAACAATCCTCGGCAAGCAGCGGATCACGCCTAAGCAACTCGGGCTGATCAATCACGTTGCAGAAGAACTCTCGGAGATGGGAAAGACTGGACGTGCTCTGCATGTGGCGATGAAGTACTCTGGCTTCCATGCGGTCGATATGTTTGCGAAGGGACTCGGGCTTAACGCCGCCCTGATTAAGAATGCGAAGCTTGTAGCGACTCCGGCGGGGGAGGCGAAGTTTCGGGCAAAGTATCAAACTTCCTTTGAAGGAGATACGAATGCGTTGATTAGAGATCTTAAAGAAGGGCGTTCGTCAGATCTGGTAGATGAACTTGTATTCAGCGAACTGTCCGACGCGCAGCCGATTTCGAAGGCAGAGATGCCGGAGCTGTATCTGCGCCATCCGAACGGGCGGTTGCTGTATCAGTTGAAGACTTATATGCTCAAGCAATCCGACATCATTCGCCGCGATGCTTACCAGGAGATCGCCAAAGGTACGCCGCAAGGGATTATGACGGGAACGAAGAATCTCGCTGCGCTGGCGACAGTCTATGCTTTTGCGAACGTGCCCGGGGATGTAGTGAAGGACTATATCTCTGGACGCGACACCGACCCACTCGCCACACCGAAGCTAGTGGAGAATGTGTTCCAGACGTTCGGAGTAAATCGCTACGCCGCGCAGCAGATCGGACAAGGAAAGGTGGTGGAAACAGCGATCGGGATTGCGACTCCGCCCGTGCGCGTGATGCAGGATATTGCGAAGCTGAATGAGAAGAGCGTCGCGTACGTTCCCTTTATTGGGCGGCCTGTCTATGATAGGTTCCTCGGGGGGAACGAGAAGCGGGAGATCTATGAGACGCGTGCAGAGAATCGCGGGAAGCCGAAGGCAGACAGGAAGCCACTGAGTCCGGAGGCGAAGGAATACCTGCGTAAACAACGAGACGCAAAGAAAGCGAAGGAGGCACGCTGATGGGCAAGGCAGACTATCTCGAACTAGGCACCTGGAACACGATCTGTTTTCAGTGTGGATTCAAGCGCAAAGCCTCGGCTATGCGCAAGCACTGGCAAGGGTATTACGTATGTCCCGAGCACTGGGAGATGCGGCAACCACAGGACTTCGTGCGGGCAGTACCTGATGTGCAGACGCCGCCCTGGCAGCAGAATCGTCCAGGATATGACTTTAGCTACACCTGCTCTCCCAATGGAACCAGTGCGGTACCGGGAGAAGCAGTACCAGGATGCGTGGCTCCGGGCTACCTTAGCCCGATGTATTTAACTTCGTGAGGATGGAATGGCTGATCATATAGCATTTACGAACAGTAACCCTGCGACGACTAACCTCGTACCGGCAGCTTGGTTTAACTCCGTGAATAATGCAGTATATCGCGGAGTGAATTCGATTTACTTCACAACGACAGGAAGTGCTAATGCGCAGGTACTGACAATTACTGGAGCTGCGAGTGATTTCACTACGTTAACTGCAGGTGCACAATTTACCTTTGCAGCAGGAGCGACAAACACGGGCGCAATGACGCTGCAGGTCATTACCGCGACTACTAACACCGCAGCTTCGGTGAAGACGAGTACTGGAGGAACACTACCAGCAGGAGCTATTACTTCGGGCGGGGTATATGTAGTAGTGTGGACGGGAACTGTGTTTGTTCTTATCGGTACTGCGGTAGCTCCCGCACCGACGCAGCAAGTGTTTCTGAGTGGAACAACACAGACTTATACAACTCCTGCTGGATGCAGAATGATTCATGTGAGGATAAAAGCTGGCGGAGGTGGAGGTGGAGGCTCTGCAGATGCAACCGCAAATGGAACTGCGGGTTCAGCAGGAAGTACAAGTTTGTTTGGTTCAATCACCGTAGTTGGCGGGGGAGGTGGCAGGACTGATGTATCTGGAAATGCGCAAGGAGGTACCGGAGGAACTGGAGGTGCAGGAACGGCGGGATTAAGAATTCCTGGTGCTTGTGGAGGACAGCCCGTACCAAACTATGCAACAGCTACCAATGCCTATATGTACGGAGGGCAAGGCGGCGGGCAAGGTGGAGGTTGTCCAGTAGGTACGGCGGCAGGTATTGCAGGAGCTGCAAACAGTGGAGGCGGAGGTGCAGGAGGAAGTTCGCTTGCTTCAGTTGCTTTTGCAGGGGTGTCGGCGTTGCAGTCAACGGGCGGAGGCGGAGAAGGGGAATATGCAGAATTTATTATCGCTGCGCCGGCGACGAGTTATACCTATACAGTAGGCCCTGGTGGTACTGCCGGGGCAGCTGGCACAAATGGTAGAGCGGGAGGAGCTGGTGGATCTGGTTATATTGTAGTGGATGAGTATTACTGATATGCAGCTCAGCGAACATTGGAGCCTAGCCGACGCAGAGGAGTCGGCCACAGCAACCCGGCTCGGCATAGACAATTCAGTGCCTGCGGAAGCAGCGGAGCACTGCCGAACCACCGCAGCAGGCCTCGAGCAAATTCAAAGTCAACTGCAAAGTCAAAAGCAAAGGCAACTGAAGCTTCGGATCAATTCTTGGTACCGGTCGCCGGAGCTGAATGCGGCGATTCGCGGGAGCAAGACCTCTGCGCATATGGAGGGGCTGGCCGCCGACTTCACGTGTCCCGAGTTTGGAACTGTACTCGAGATTATCGAGGCGATCCTCGCGAGCGAGATCGAGTTTGATCAGCTCATTTATGAAGGAAAGTGGGTTCACATTTCCTTTGCGCCGGCACTACGTCACCAAGTGCTTACCGCGCATTTCACCCCTGGTGGCGTTAGTTATTCGAAAGGAATTTAGCTATGATGGAAATGCTGAAGGGAATGCTGCAGTCGAAGACGATGTGGTTTAACGGGGCCGTGACGGCGCTAGGCGTGATTGGGTGGGCCACGGATCACTCGGCCATCATTACCGCACTCGCCCCGCAGCTTGCGCCCCTGTTGACCGTATTGGGCGCGGTGGGCATGGTATTGCGGGTTCTGACCGAGACTACCCCGACGTGGAAGGCTTCGGTGGAAGATGCGAAGCCGCGGGAAGCTTCGGCGATTCTCCGGGAATCTTCCCCCGGCGGCTGAGACAACGTTCGCCGCCCGTGCACTGTTGAGTCTCGGCTCGGCGGTAGCGGACTGCCCTGGAAGTGACGCCTAACCGCGCCGCGACCAGGGCGTTGTCCTTGTGGATGGCGAAGAATGCGTAGGTGCAGCAATAGCCCAGGTCCTTGCAGATCATGGAAGGGATACTGATACGTTCCACGCGCGGGTTATTGTTTGATAATTCGCGTCCGTTACCTTTCACGACTGCTCCTTCTTCGGTACACTCAGCATGAATCCCTGAAGGGTTGGCGTGAGGGCAACCTGCCCGCTACGAATCGCGCCGTTCATGATGCCTTCGAAATCGCGGAAGTCGGGGAAGTGCGAGTGGATCATCGCGTAGGCAGACTCGTATGACATCGGCCCCTTGAGCTTGATGAACTCGATGAAGCGCTCGGCCTGGAGGGAGTCGTCGCTGCGCCCGATCTTGGCGAAGACACGGGGCATATCACGCTCGATGTCTTCGAGCATTACGTTGGCAAGTTCGAGGTTATCGCGGGTGATCTCCCGGTTGGAGTTCTGGGCCGCCGACAGCACCATCGCGAGCTTGTGGAGGTGAGTCTGTTTCCGGGCGGCGTAGCCTTCGAGCATCTGATCGTCCATCCTCGATGAAGCCATCTTCCAGAAGTTCTCATACCACGCTCGTCCCCACTCGCGAGCGGACTCGGTGATGGTGTAGGGGCCGCATAGTTCGGCGGCGATTTTCTCCAGGTCCTCGATCAGAGCCGCCCGAAGCGCTTCGTCCGTATGACTAACCACTTCATCCACGTAGGCAACGTAGCGTTCTTTCTGGTCTGCATATATGAATATGCAACGCGACGAGAGGCCGCCGCCGATAGTCGATGGCGGCATATTATCAGCAATCCAATGCGGGGTAGTACATCCCTGGAGATTGATCCACGGCGCTTCAATGGTATCGTTACCAGACATCTTCGTGATTTTATCATAGCGCTTCTTGCCGTCCCAGAGTTCGATGAGCAGGTTGACCATGTCGCGATCTTGGAGATTGATGAGGGAGCCGAGTTCACTCGCGACGAGGGTGAGCGGAGACATCGGGTGCCACTCGCCTTCGTACTCGAACGACTCCGAAGCGCCGGCGAAAGCACCGACGAGGGCCTGCCAGGTAATGGAGTTAGGGCCGAACTTGATTCCAGGTACTTGACGAAGTAAATCCATGGAGATATCAGCTGTAGTTGATTTAGCAACAATACCTGGGGGCGCGACATAAACGATGTAGAAGGAAGGATACCATATAAAACGTTTCATATCTATCCAAACGCGTCGACGAAGGACTCCTGCTATTGCTCCCACTCCACTCCAAAAGTGCATCCGTTTCGGTGCCTCGGTTACGCTGGCGTACTTGACATATGCATCTAGCCAGTCGGGGAAATTGCGGCCGTTACTCACAGTCGCCCCAGCTGATCGTTGAGGTTTTAACCCCAGTTGGAATGATCAGTGGGTCTTCGTAGGGGATGACTACTCGAGAGTGTTCGCGCATGAGTGGCATAATTGTTTCTTTTCTGTGAGTTGGGAACTGCCCGGCCAAACTGTCATGTACTTGAAGTAACACCTGTACCTCGGGAATATGCCTGTGGAAATTCAGCCACACCTTATTGATTACTATGCCGACAGTGGACTGCGGTATCCAGGCGACCGCTTCGGGCATGAGTGAGTCTTCGATTCGGTCGAATATGTACCAGCGATAGCCGAACTTATTCTCGACGAAGCGGAAGCGGCGAACTTGGTCGATCACGCGCTCCTGCCAGCGTTGGATGCCGGGATAGCGGGCGAAGTACGCTTTCTGCGCGGTGTCGATTTCGTGGACGCTGCGGCCGGTGTGAGCAGCAACTGTGCGAGCCTTTCCTAGATAGTCCGTCGCGTGACAGAAGACCTTCGCGAACTCTCGCTTATGCTTCCTAGGCCCCCTATGGTCGCGATACTTCGGATGCGACTCGACGAGTTCCTCGAGCGGAGGAGGCTCCTTTCCGTCGATGCCGTAGACGTTAAGGAGATGGATGTCCGCGCCCATCTTCAACGCCGCCTTGAGCAGCGGGTCTTCCGCCTCCCACGCTACGACCTGAAGGTCCGCGCGATCCAAGTCCATATCGAAGAAGGTAAATCCAGCATCAGGGCCATACATGCTTCGTATGTTAGGCAGAGTGAAATCCATACTACCTCGAGCTGCAGCCTTGCCGGATGACTTGGACTTCTCGGATGGAATCGTTTGCAGGTTTCCACCTGACCCAAAAGCGTTCTTACCCGAGCTAAGGCGATACGAATACGGCGCACTCTTTCCACCGGCGTCTCCTGCGATGTTGTAGGAACAGCGCATCCGGCCATCCTCGTCGACAGGCATGAGGACGAAGTCGTTGAGGAACTTGCCGAGTGTGCGAATGTCAGCGATGGCATTCGTTAATGGCTTGAGCAAGGGCTCACGCACCGCTATCTTCTGCAGTGCCTCATCATCACAAGTCGGACTCATGATAACTCGGTTGCCGACAACTCGGCGCTTGAGGATCACAGGCTGCTTGAGGTCTTCGTAGAACAGAGACTGCATCTGCTTGGGCGAGGCGACGTTGATGGAATGGCCGAGGACCTGGAATAGGAAGGCCTCACGCTTGGATAGTTCCTCCTGAATCTCCATCGCCATCGTACCCTTGATCTCATTGCGGACACGAACACCCTTGATCATGGCCTTGAGGACAGGGTGGAAGAGCTCCTGTTGCTGCGCGTCGACGGTGGCGAGACCGAGCTTGGCGGCGGTCTCGGTCAGCACCTCTCCGACCTCGCGGGTGTAGACGCAATCTTGAAGGTTGTAAGTCCACCGTTGCTCCTCCGGCTCATGCGAAGCGATCTTGCCTTCGTCCTTCCAGTACACATACCAATCAGCATACATCGAGCCGAGGAAACCGAGGCCCTTGGGGAGTGCGGCGAAACAGGAATGCTGCGTGATCATCGTATCCTGCGCGCCACGAGGGATGAAGTGGAAATGGCGGAAGATATACTGCGCGTCGTAGAGGCCATTCTGCCATCGGACGCGAGCGTTGTAGTGGGTGAGGATGACGTAGAGACAGTAGACAATCGCCGCCTCAACCTCGAGTGACCAGTAACCTTCCTTCGAATGCCGCGAGAGGAAAGGGATGCAGATCGCTTCTGTCTTCGACCACGAGATTCCGATGGAGTCTATGTGGCCGGCGGCAGTCTCTATGTCAAAGTCAAGCCACGTGGGACCAGCTTCGAGGAGGTAGTAGATCTCGGTGAGGGCACGAAGCGCTTGCTGCTCGGTGGGTCGGACGATGAACTTCCACTCAGGCCGGTTGTCGTAGACGCGGGAGTGCATGTGACGCTTCGCCCGGCGGAGGTCGTTGACCATGAGGCCGCGAGTCTCCCACTGACGCTGCACGGAGGCGGGGGTGAGAGTCGGGATGACCTTGGGGCCGCCCTCGATCTGAAGAAGCGAGCCCCTCCACTTATTCACTCCCCACTTCCCCGTGAGCGCCCACGCCGCGAGGTTGCCACAGGCGACGATCAGATTCGGCTGAACCATCTCGATTTCCTGCAGCAGCTCAGCGTAGCCCTCTACTACCTCCTTCGTCACCCACTTATCCCGCAGCTGCGAGTGAAGGGGAGTGATGTCCTTTTTCGCCTTCGCCACGAAGCTCGTAATGAGCCCTTCGGCGGGACGCACCTTCGCCACGTAGGTCATGTAGCATTCGCTGCGCATGATGCCCGCTTCGGCAAGCATGCGATTGAGTTCTTGCCCGGAAGCACCCTGGAAAGGTTGTCCGGTGAACTCGTCGCGCTCGATAGGAAACTCCCCCACAATCATAATGCGTGAGGGGATAGTGCCTTCACCCCGGACGCGCATGGCTAGAGTCCCAGTTCGAGTTGTGCCTTCAACGCTTCGACTCGCTTCACCGCGATGGCGTAGCTTGCTTGGTCAATCTCAACTCCCGTCGCCCGGCACTTCAGTTCATGAGCGGCAGCGATCGTGCCACCAGAACCACAAAAGGGATCGAGTACACTATCCCCAGGACGCACGCTACGAGCCAAAAGGTCGCGGAGAAGCGCCACCGGTTTCTGAGCAGCATGGCCGAGATTAGCATCCGCTGCATATTCAAGTATATCTCCTCCCATCTTGATGACATTGCGCTTTCCTTTCACGGCGTAGAGGATACATTCGTACTTACGTTGTGGCCCATGCTCTGGCCAGGGTGCGCGCATTCCAGCCTTCTTGTACCAGATCAGGGGGGTGCGGAATACCCACCAGCCGGCGGCGGAGAAGTCAAGGCGCAGGTCGAAGAAACGGTCGATGTCGCAGAAGACATAGAGGTGGGCTTCGGCCTTGGTTACGCGAACGGACTGCGGAACGAAGACGTCCATGATCTTGTTGAAGGTGGCTGAGTCGTCAGCGTAACCGTGAGCACCGGCGGCTACCCCGCCCGAGTCTCCGAAGGTGTCGGCTCCCATACCATAGGGAGGGTCGGTCAAGATGACGTCGTAAACTTCTGCAGGTGAGCGCGTAAGCCAATCGCATGAATCTGCGTGATGGACTTTATGTAGGTCGGCGGTGAATACTCTACCAACACTCTCCCCGAGGTCACGAAGCTTTTTCTGCTCCTCTTGCTTCTTGAGGATCTTAAAAGCGTCGTCGAGAGTTTTCGCGGCCTTGACCTCGGGATTGCTGAGATTCTTAGCGACGATAATCTCGCGGCGAGTAATCTCCTGATGAACGCCCTCCGACGAGCCGCGAACCTCTTTGGCGATCTCAGCCACACGTACCGGAATGGGCTTGCCGGCGGTAACTGCTTGACGGTTGCGAAGTGAGTTGAGCTTCTCCGTGGCAGCGGCGTGTTCCTGCCAGGTGAGATTGACCCGGCGAATGTTTTCTTCAAGTTCGGCCTCCTCAGCAGCAAGCTCGGACAGTTCCGAGAGTAGGGAATAGGGAACGAAGTCCTGGCGAACGACCTCCCCGTCATGGCGGAACTCGCCGCCGAGTGCGTGGATGTCCTTGATCGCGCGAAGCCGGCGCTCGCCGGAGACGAGGACGTAGTTCTCGCCTACGATGCGCAGGATGATGGGGTGGAAGAGTCCGTGAGCTTGAATTGAGTCGGTAAGCTGGTGAAGTTCGTCTGCCTTAAACTCCCGCCGCTGACGTTCGGGGAGGATGTGAATGGCATCGAGGTGTACTAGTTTCATCTTATCTCCAAGCAAAGCGAGAGGGCCGAAGCCCCCTCAGGTTGAGCGACGGACTACGCAGGCAGAATCATTCCCACCCGCTCGACGATGCCGCCATTGTAGGTCTCGTGTGTTACCTTGACCTTAACAACCTTGCCTTGCAGCATACGCCACGCGAACGGCTCGCCGGGGACGTTGGTGCCGGTAGCGTCGCGGTAGATACGCTGGCGAGCGTTCTTGCCCTTGCCATTGTCAACTGCGCCGGTCGGGGTGAGGTCGATGAAGACTCCGTCGGTGAGCTGGAACTCGGCGGGGAGACCCATCGCCTGGACAGACTGCGGGAGCTGAAGCTTCAGGGGAACCTGAACGCTGAGCCACGGCTGCCCGGTGCGGTCGCCCTTGCCGATGGTGCCGGACTTGGTGTCCTTGATCTCGCCGATCAGGGCAGTGTACATACCGTCCGGAGTGTCGGGATTCTCGGTCGGGATTGGAGGACGCTTCTCGTTGGACTCGGTGATCTGAGCGTCGAGAAAGGATTGCGGATCGAAAGCTGATTGCGTTACCATTTTATGAATCTCCATTAGTGGAAGGAATGTTCGGCGAAGGAAGACTCGCCGGGGTCTTGGTGCTCGGGTTACGAGAGCCTACTTGAAACGCTTCAAAACGAATGTCTCGGATGTAGTCACAGAGTCCGTCTATGTCGTCATTGGCGAGGAAGGTAAGCACGTCGGCGCGGATGCCTTTGCTAGTCACAGGTAGTGTGTCTCGCGCTTGATCACTTTGATGATAACTTCATTGACAGAGAGGTGCTCGCGATCGGCTTTGATAAGGGACTCGATGCGTTCGAGCAGCTTCGCCTGGGTCATACCGGCGGGGAGAGGCAGGCGAACGCTGAGGGTGAGAGTGGTTCGTGCGCGCTGGGTCATGCTCCACCTCGTTTCTTCCAGGTATCCATCACAATTCCAAAGTTCGGTTCGATCTTGCTGCGATAGCCGAGGCTGCGGGTCTTCGTGTCTGCGCCAAATACGGCGGTGTCCCAGTAGAACTTATCCCCTTCGCGCACCGTCATGATAACCTCGCTGAACAGTGGCACAATGTCCGAGGCGATCGCTTGGCCGATGGACTTCACCGAGATGCGCGTAGTCCCCGACACCGGATCAAGCTGCCGGTCTATGTGCGCAGTCATGACGAAGGTGCAGCGAAGCGCTTGCGTGAGCAGGCGAATGAAGTTCATCAGATTATTCTGCGCCACGCCGTAGTCGGGGGGAGATGCGGTCGGCTTGTTCCCGATGACCATCTTGAAGTAGGCATTTGCGGTTTCGGTCAGAGAGTCATTGATGAAGATTCGGTCTGTGTCCCAGGAGTCGATGGCGCCGAACTTCTTTCCGGTGCGATCGTCAGGGAAGTCAGTACAGGCACCGAGTATCTTAAACGCTGCGTTGTTCTGCGAGCGATTCGGGTCGATCATCTTAGTGATGGCTTCGTAGCTGAGCTTGCCGACGGTGTCTGCCGCGCCCATGAGATCCTTGAGTCCGAGGGGCTTCGTCGTCATGACGTGCCAGTGCAGGCATTCTGGCACCGGCTTGCCGGCATCACGCCAGAAACCGAGCAGCGTTTCAAGTCCATTCTCGGTGAAGAGGACGAACACTTCCTTCTTGTTCGCCTGTGCCCACTCGACGAGGGTGCCGAGGGCGTGAGTCTTCCCTGTGCCCGAGCCGCCCATGAGCATGATCTTAGGACCGGGGAGGGATTTAACTTCATCTGTCATGATGCGATCTCCCGCTTCGTCTGTCCGAGTTCACGAATAGTTTTCTTACCCTGTTCTCCGCCGATAGCTTGTACGTGCGGCCAAGGAGGAATATAGTTTTGCTTTAGTACGGCATCTACCCAATCTTCAGGGCCTTGATACTCAAGCACACGAATAACACTAACTTGTCTCATGATTCTATCTCCTGATGATACTTCTCATAATGGCGAAGGTGAAGCTCGACCTCTCGCTGCCACAGGGAGAGAGGAAGGGACTCGTTGAAGGCGGTTTGCATAGGGATGAGGATTGAGCCGGGGATTGTCCATGCCGGGGAGAAGGCGTCCTCGTGCTCCTCGCAGACGTGAGTCCATACCATGAAGTCGTGGGAGGCAACCATACACCGCGCCCAGACCTCCGCACACACCGGGCAGAACCAGGCGTAGGAACGGGGTTTCTGCCACTGCTCGTGGACGCGAGTGAGTGGACGGAGAGCGCACGGGTAGCACTGGCCGCGGATGAAGATGGACTGAGGGAACACTTACGCAGTCTCCAGTTCTTGCAGTTTGGCCGCGATCATGGCGCGGTAGGCTTGTGCAAATCCTGCATTAATGGCATTAGGTTGCCCATCGTATGCGGCAAGCGTCATCTCCGGCGTCACTTCCTCCAGCCACTTGCGGATGGTCGCAGCGGAGTAGAGTTTCGTAGCCGCTGGAAGGCCGGTGTCAATGACGTTTACAGGCCCGTAGCCAAACACCACCTTTGCATCGGGCATCATGTCGCGCTCCCCTGGTCGCGCTCGAACTGGTCGAGCATGGCGAGGAAGCACGCACGGGAAGCATCCTTAACTTGATCGTAAGGATGTGAGTATGTTGTGCGAAATTGTGCGTTAGCTGCGGCATCAATCATCGCCTGACTCGGTTGACGCAGCGCGGCCAGCACGTCGGCTACTGTGACTAGCGGAACGGTGCAATTAAAGTTCTCTGCACCTTGTTTGAAGCGTGAAAATACGCCTGACGGAGAATCGAAGTTCGCCCACGCTCTCGGCTCAATCATGCTTGGCTCCCGCAATGGCGGCGTCAATGTCAGTGCAAGCTGCGCTGTACGACATGACCTGCATTCTGTTCAGCAAACTGTTGCGCAATTCACGAGTAGCAGGGTGTTCATGATCTTCTAGCAACCAGCGGAGTCGCCCCGCATCCTTCTCGTTCGCCAGCGCACGGGCCTCGGCTTGCTCGCGTTTAGTCTTTTCCTGTATCGCTGCGCCAAAGTGTTGAATGCTTCTGTCCTCGGCTTCAAGAAGCATTTGCTGTGCAGAAGAATAAAGCTGACGGACTCCGAGCAAGTCTTTTGCTAAATTATTGTTGTCCCGCTCAACGCCGACTGATTTCCGCTTCGCCTCTGCCAGTTCCTCGTCCCGCTTAAATGCTTCTTCGGTGAGCCGCTGAATATCTTGCAGCAATCCTTTTTCGTCCTCGCGCAGAGCGTTGTATTCGTCAGCGTGTGTCTGTGCGTGAAGCATTGCAGCAGCGTGGCGAGTTTCAAGCATTTCAATCTCCTCGCGCAGACGGGCGTTCTCGCGTTCAAATTCTGCACATTTATCCCACAGTGCTTTGTGTCTAGCAGGGCGGTCTAACAATTCAATTGCGTCCGTCATCGGCGTGTCAGTGCTCATGCTTGCTCCTTTCTGATCTTATCGGCCACGGCGCGGACTGCGGTGTGGAGGTCGTCTGCCTCTGTGTAGTGACCGCTTCTGTGTTGAACATCCCAATAAGCAGACCACGGATTAATACCAAGCCTGTGCTCATCAATCAGCGCGGCGGTCTTGGCGAGTTTCAAGAACTGCTCAGTCTCGTTTCTTGACAGCTCAATTTGATACTCGCCTGACACGTCCAATTCAAAGCGTTTCTCCATCCGCTCCACAAACTCAAGGCTGGTTTCGGTGGTCATGGCAACCTCTCGTCTGCATACCCAAGCGACGACAGCCAGTTAAGGGCGAGAAGAATCAGCCTTCCCCACCAACTAGCATTGGTGAATGTCTCCTTCGTGTAGATCATTTCCCATCCTCCAGTCTGCGGGCTGTGTCTGCCCATGCTTCAGGTTCGGTAGATCCTTCTCCTAACATGGCATCCCCGGTTCCGTCTAGATAGAATATTCCGACAGTAGTTGGATTTATACGAAGACTGTACGCACTCGGCCACTTCGCCAGCACCTTCTCTTTGTCGCTTACCACCTTGTCTCGTTCCATTGGGAACTTCGGGATGTAGGTCATTTCGGAGCCTTCGGCGTGCAGTCGTACCACTTGGCGTCAATCTGCGTCTTGCCGTAGTTCTTGCAATCGAAGGCAACTTCAGACTGATCTACAACTTTCCCACTAGCATAAGCAAAAACTAGCAATATCAGCAGGATTGCAAAGCCAAAAAAGCCATCCATGTCATTGCTCCTTGCGTGCGAGGTAGGCGTCGATGCGGCGCAGTATTTCAGACACAGAATGAAAATAATCGACTGGCAACTCGTCCGCCTCGCCCTTCTCGCTGACGGTGACTAGGACGCAGGTAAACCCAGTTGGTCGCTCATTTGGCATATGTCCGGACTTTGCCCATGCTGCGTAACGAGTGTCGGCAATTGTTGAAACGATCAATTCGCCATTAGGTCGCTTGATAGCAAACGCCTCAGTCATGGCTGACCTTCTTCAGTTTTTCAAGCCGGTTTGCCAGTACAAGCTGAATGACGCCTAGCACTGCGTTGGCCCCCATGAGTACGGCAAACACCCACAGCCAGCCTTCGGGAATAATGATGGTCATCACTTGCCCTCCTTCAGTGCGAGAACTGCATGACAGCAATCCATCGCGGTTTCTGCGCGAACAAGATCAACTGGATTCCAATCGTAAGAATGCTGTTGGCACACCTTAGCCGCCGCCTCAATCCCCTCGTCCCGCGCAGTCAGTATTTCAGCTTCTGAAAAATGAAAGCACGGCTCTTTCTCTCTGTGGACAATCCCAAGTTCAGTAGGCTTCCCACAGCAGCATTTTACTTGCGCAGTCAGTGATCGCAGGGCCATGTCGCAGAGCCGGTTAATGCGCTCCGGTGAGAAATGCGTATAGGCCAGCAATTCCGTTCGCGTTACCTCGATTATTTCGCCATCGAGTTTTGGAGGCTCCGCGCTCAGTGCTGGCTCTGCTGCGAGCTTAGAATGTCCCACTATGCAGCTTTTAGTCCCGCGTTCGCATATTCGGCTAGACAAAGGATGTGTATAGCATTGCTCTGCTGTGGGGTGGTCGGATGCCCGATTCTGGCGGGTGGGCGCTACTCCACCATCACCTGACTCCGAGAGTGCAGGGGCAAGGCTTTCCGCTACACCAGAACCGGACATTTGGCCCGACCATTGAAGGGTGGGAGCGCCGGAACGCAGTTCCGTTAGCCCATGCTCGTCCACTGGTGCAGGGCTGCACTCCCGTCGATCTGTCTCACGCGATGGCGAGGCGTGAACGCGGATTGAGTTAAGCCAGTCCATCATTTCGTTTCCCCCAGGGCTTGGCGGGCAATTCCAGAGCATGGATCGTCTGCGCGTTCAACGATCAGCCGCAACGCCGCCCGTAGCTTTTCAACCTCGGACAGCAGGGCGGGCGCACTCTCCATCAGCGCAGCCATGAAAGCGAGTCCAGAATGCGGGTCGCTCTGCAACTCCCGCAGCTTCGCAAGGTCGGTCATGGTAGTTCCTTTATATGTTTACACCCGGAGCATCGTGCGTCCGAGTCACTGCGTTCGTACCGGCACTCTGCGTAAGAGTCAAAGCCGGGGATAATAATCATATTCCTGCGCCCGTCAGCTGTCCATCCGTCCTGGACGAGACAGTATTTAAACTCACGGAGCTGATTGTGGCAAGCGTATGGTTTTGTCACGCTTCCCCCAGGGAAGAAAGCAGCGATCCTTAGCCGCCTGGATCATGCGAAGGTCACTCGCGCGTTGATCTGCGCGGTGGTAGTCCTCGGCGGCCTGTCCGAACCAGGTGCCGAAGGCCAGGGCAAGCACCATAATGAACACCTCGCGCTGGCTCACGCCGCCTCCACGGGAATTTCGATGCGGTTGATAGGGTCCCAGCGCCTGCGCTGAAATTGCTGCTGAAGCAAGGGCGAAGGATCTTTCATCTGACAGGCCTGCCGGAACACGCACCCGCCGTACTCTGCACAAGCGTGGTCGAGGTTGTAGTCGAAGTAGCCCTCTTCCCACGCCTGTTGCATACGCTTGAGATCACGGAGGAGCTGCTCGTACCAGCGCTCGATCTGCCACTCGGGACGGTAAGTGATTGCCTGGAGGGTGTCATACTTGGACTTGAGGATCGAGACGCCGCGCACGAGGAAGCCGTTGAGCTTGATTCCTGCGCGATGTGCGCCCCAGACATAGGAGGTAAACTGGCTCCGCAAGTCCCATTGCCTGGGCCACGAGGCGCCGAGCTGTGAGGTAGTCTTGTCGTCCTCGCCGAGTTGCATTCCCTCGAAGTCGACCATCTGGTCGAGGCGACCACTGTAGACGAGTGGCTCGCCCGTTTCGGGGTGAGTGAAGTCGAGCGGCTCGACGAAGGAAAATTCGATGCCCCGCTTGCCGCCGGGGAGCGTCATCGGGACGGCTGCATCCGAGGTCATAGGATAGCGCTCGAAGTAAAACTCAAGAGCGCCGGCCATGCGCCCTGCGGACTTGGCGGAGTCTGGCGGGCAGTCGAAGTCGCCGTACATCTCGAGCAGACGCTTGATCCCAATGGCGATGCAGTCATCGTGAGGCTGGCCTTCGACGTAGTAGGCGATACGCGCCGCCTCGAGTCCGCCGGCGTAAGCTGCCCCGGCGTGAAGGTGGACGGACTGATCGCGGACTTTCCAGTGCTCGAAGTACTCGAGGAAGGCCTTGCGAGGGCAGGACTTGAACGCGGCCATTAGGGTGGAGTCGATGACGGAGGGGAAAGCGGGCCTCATTTGCACACCGTCAGTATCTCTGTGGCTTCGTAACCTGACATCAGTTCAACGCACTTTGTATATTGATAGCGACTAAGTGCAATCGCACTGACCGCAAAAATGCAAATTCCAGCTATAGTGCAAATAATACCGATTAAATCTTTGTCCATCTTGAGCCTCCATCTTTCTATCTCGTTGAACTACAGGGGGACTACATCGAATCCAGTTCATTCAGCAGATCGTCCGCGTGAACGATGGTCTTGATCGCCTTGCTGCGCTTGGCTGCCGCAGCCTTCGATGACGAAGCCGCCGTCATCCGCCCGGCTCTCATGTGCGCGACGAACTCTTTGCAGTCGTCGATGGTGAGGGTACCGTCGGCGGCCTTGAGTCGCCACTGGGAAATCTTCATTTGCATTTCGGGGGAGATCATAGGGGAATTTCTCCTTTCAGAGCCTTGGTGAGTACGTTGAGCGCGGAGGCCTCGCCGTGAACGAAGAACACTCCGGGGTCGCAGTTGATGTATGGCGCGAGGTCGAGTGACTTGTGACGGAAATGCTCGCGGATGAGCTGGGATAGGAATGCCTGGAATGCGCCGTGAGGGACGCGCTGCTCCATCTCCGACCACAGATGGAGCGTCAGCTGCGTGTGGACATCCTCAGGGAGGCCGACGTTGAGGAAGATCGTCTTGACGAGGTTCTTAGGACGCGGCATTTTCCAGCTCCTTGAGTTCGTCGAGAGCGGCGCGAGAGGGCTGATACACCACGCCACCGTAGAGATTCTCATTCATTTTGCGAATGCCCTCGAAGTATTCGTAGAGCGTACAGGTCATGAGGCGATCGCTGGAATGCGAAGGACGATTACGCTCCATGAAGATGACGCTGTACGAACGCTGCTTAGTCTTCGGCATCATCGTCTCCGTAAGAAGTCCACTCGCCGGCGTCTTCATCGAAGTACTGGACTTCGTAATCAGCGGCGAGAAGGCGCGAGACGAGTATAGATGTTGCGGCCTCGGCGGACTCGCCGTAGAGGTCGGCAGCTGACCAATCGTCAGTAAAGGGAGGACGGAAGCGGATCATTTAGGTCTCCAGGCTTCGTAGCGCTCTTCTAACTTTTTCCACAGAGCTTCGTCTCCCTCAGTTACAAGAAGTGTAAATAGATCATCAGTTAAACTTGTGCCATCGCAATAGCAGTCACCTCCTGTTACGTCACAGTTCTGAATGGGAGACTGTTCCTTGTAACTTGGAGTTTTCCAGTGACCGTCACATCCTGCTGGCATAGGGGTATGAAACATGTAACGAAGGCTAGGATTATCATGAAGTGGTTTTGCGTTCATCTCTGCTTGTACATGAGGAAGCTGCCAGTTGGTGAAGATGGTAAATGTTAATCCGCCGGCTTCGCCTTTTACCTGGAAAACTACATTAACCCCGTGAACGCCGTAGTTTTTGCTGGGCTCACTGGAACGCTTGTCGTAAGCAGGAGTCCAATAGATCTTACGTTCGAGCGTACTCATGCCGGCTCCTTAACATCGAGGGGAATGTCGTCGAGCTTGAGGTCGCCGTCCTTGATGAGGCGGAGAGCTTCTTCTACATAAAACCATTCGGGCGACTCAAAATCTAAAGAGTATCCCCATTCGCGATTACTGGGCCGTTGTTCAACCGCAGTAATTGTACCTATTTTTCCAACATCGACTTCGTTGAATCTTCCTAAAGAAACTAGTACTACCATATCCCCAACTTTGAATTTCGGTGGGTTCACAGTCCACACTCCTCTCTTACTTTGATCTTGCAATCGCGGGACATTACCTCGAGGATGTTCGTGCCAGCGGGAAGAGTGATGAGCAGCTGTCCGGTCTCGCCTTCGGCGGCGAACTGCGTCTCATGGGCGAGTTCGACGCGAGCTATGCTGCCGTAGGAAAGGTGCGCGACGACGAGGGTAGCGGGACTATGCACCCCCAGCTCGCTGAGATGCAGATGCACCACACACTCGCGCTGAGTGTGCCACTCCTGCTTCGGCTCGGGCCGGCGACCTTCGCCCAGCCACCAACTGCCCGAGACGTACTCGGCGGCAGAGACTGCGACGGGGATGCTGCAACGAATGAGCTTGCGCGCACCGGCGACACTGCGATGTGTGTGCTCGACGAAGTTACCGAGTACCGTGCCGGTCTCTTCGTGGATGAGGGCGATGGCGCGACCTACCTGCCAGTTCTCCTCGAGGGTGAACAGGAGCTTCGGTTCGGCCTTTTCGACCGTCTTGTCTGCGTGAGGGCGGAGCTTACGCTCGGCCTTGGCGGTGCGCTCGGCCTGGATGTACTTCTTGGCCTCGCGGAAGAGATCGTCTAGGGGATCGCTCATGACAGCGCTCGCGCTTCGAGGTCGTCGGTCAAGCGGGTCTGCAGGGCGAGGATACGCAGAACTTCTTCGTCGCCCTGATCTCCCCGTTCGAGGAGCCAGGAGAGTCCTGCCGCCAGGTGTTCTAGTTCTTCGTCAGTGAAATACATTGAGCCTCCGGTGGTTCGCTTGGATTATGGGATTATAATCCGCGCGTGTTTCAATTAGACAACAAACTCCCTACAAAGTTCCACAGATATTCCGAATCCTGTGAGCCTGATGGAGAACACTGGGCGAGGAGGGCTTAGTTGAATGCCTCACTCGCCCGCCGCGTTCCGCCCCAGGGAGGCTCAAGTCTCTGGGACTCGCCGCCGCAAGCCACAAGGAGGGAGGCTGCGGATGGCGGCTGATATTCCGAAGACTTACGTCTCCGGCTTTCCTAGTACCGCGGCCTCCGCGAGGGAGGCCTTGGCACATCCGTTTACAACTCCGCTAACGGTATCGAAGCAGTCGGTGGCCTAGGTAAGCCGACCGTAACTGGCGCCCCCGAGGGTCGCCTAGCCCAGCTCGGCCACCGCATCGTCTGCGTTGAGGACTGCCTCTTTCGAACGCTTTTCCTCTTCGAGACGCGCGATGACTTCGCCGGTCTTGGTGCCACGGACACGGAAGCTGTCGTACAGCGCCCGACGCGACAGCTCCTTGTCGCCATCCAGCTTCTTCTGCAGGAAGGCCTTGACCGTGGCGATGTCCTTGCCGGTGACTTCCATGATCGCCTTGACGACGATGCTTGCGCCGGAGACGCCGCCGCCGCCCTCGGCACGACCACGACCCCACTCGCCGGACTGAATGCGAGCATCCAGGTCATCGGTGGCAAGAACCATATCGTCCTCGCTCAGGGGCTTGTCCGCCGGGGAAGCCAGCTCGTCGCCATACTTCTGCTCAGCGCCGTGACCGGCGAAGCGAGCCAGGAGGCTCAGGGGAAGCGCGTAGGTGCGGGTCTCGCCGTTGCGGAAGTCCATGCGGATGCTGATGGCGCCAGCTTCGAGTTGGACGAGGTTTCCGTCGACAGTGATCTTCGACTCGTCGATCAGCGTTTCCTTGTTGACCTTGCGCTTGCCGGCGAATCCGACGACCCTGCCATCACCCATCGTGACGGAGAGAACTTCTGTCTTGGACTTCTTGCTCGTTTCGACTACTTGTTCATCACTCATTCTTAAGCTCCTTGGTATGCCTCCCTTTATGAGGGCGGAGGCGGATTCTCCCGCGATGCAAGACGCATCAGGAAAGGCAGACTCGCTGCCCTTCGTGATGGGGCTTACTTGACTTGCTTCACTCGCCCCGCTTCAGCTTGCCGCTTAGCCGCGGCAGTCCATTCGCGGGAAGCCCAGCCATGAGCTGTCCGATACCACTCGCGATTGGGAAGGGGATATTGCAGGGGAACTGTTTTCATCTGAGCCTCCGAAGTTATCGTTGCATTATTGCTACGATGATGATTTGACATTGTGGAATGAAAAAAGTTCCACAGGATTTGAATTTCTTTTCCCTAGTCGCTCGTGTCGTAGTGATACCGATACTGACACTCCGGACAGGTGACGATGTGCTCGCCGGACTGAAAGGGAAGTCCCTGCTTCACATCCTGCGTCTCGTGCCCCGCGAGTCGGCAGCTGGTGAGTACCTCCAGCGCCTCGTCGCTCATGCCCCACCCTTGCCAGCCGAGGTCTTTCATCATGCAACTTTCCATGTGACAGTTCTGGCAGTATAGACCCACTCACTTCCATCGTACTCTTCGATGAAGTAACGGGTACCTTTCCGCACGGTAGCGAGAGCAAGCTTTGCACAGGCGCCGTTTGCTCGCTCGCCCAGCTCCTCGATTACCTGAACGAGAAGTGGGTCAGCTCGGTCGCAGTTCCTGCCGCCAGAGGTGTCGACTGCCTTGCCCGAGAGCTCTGCGTAGCGTGCAACGGCTTCTTTGCTCAAGCTGAATCCGCCGAAGCAAGCATTGTAAGCGATCTTAACGTAGCGCGCCATCACTGCACCTGCTTCAGCGTGAGCACGGGGCATCGAGTCATCTCTTCCCACAGTTTCGCGAACTCGAGTGCGCCTACCATGTCTGACTTCGCGAAGGTAACTCCGCGAGGCCTCCCGTCTCGAACGTAAGTTATACGCCAGAGCATCATGTTCTCCTAGTGAGTGAGTAGATAAAGGATAAGCCACGCCGCGAGCATAAGCCCGCGAGCTGCGTCATCGCGGCGGATACGCTCGGACTGTCTCATTTCCCCGCCTCTGCGTTGAGCCGCGAGGCGAAGTGTGCGTAGAGCTCCTCGACCGTCACGAACTGCTTGAGCCCTTCGGTACCGCCGACATGGAGGAGGATCTTCTGCCTCCCGCATTCCTTGAAAAACTGACGCGAGGTGCTCCACTTCCTCGCGGAAGGGAGCTGACGTTGCTTGGCGAGGGAGTCGAAGTCCTTGCTCATAGCAGATCGAACACCCAATCTGGCTCCAGCCCAAATTCCTCGCTGAGCACTTCTTCCGGATTTTCCCCGGCGTAGACGCGATTGCGAGCTTCCTGAATGTCTGCGTTCGCTTGCTCGCGGGTGAGTCCATCCCTACGCATGAGCACCTCGAGAAGGGATTCTTGCATCATTTCACTCCTTCGCATTCGGAGTCGGTGATGCACTCCTGCGGGAAGTGCCGCGCTGTGAGTTCCTCGACCGCGTTGAGGAGAATTATGCCGATTGCGACTGCAAGCAAAATCTGCCGTATCATCTGAGCCTCCGTTGATTGATTGGACTACGTATGTTAGACCACTACTCCGCCGACTAGTTCCCGCCTTATTGCAGAACTATCTTCGTGTCGCCTTCTACGATTCTCTCCTTCCACGCGAGCTGAATGTCCCGCTCGACCTCGCCAAGCATCTCGCCTGTCCAGCCATTCACTCGACAGAGCTGGTTCGACATCTCATTGAACGCCGAGGCAATCACTCCCGCAGCATGCGCCAGTCCTCGCGAAGCGTGCTTCTCCGCTTGCGCTGCCACGACCTCGACCGCTTGCCCGGCAACCTGCGCGTTGAAGACTAGCGAAAAGATGTCTCGTCCGAACTTTTCCACGACGGAGTGAAACTCGGCGGGGATGCCTTCGACGGACTTATTGAGCTCGGTCATTTGTCCTCTCCGAGAAAGGCTTTCGCGCGAGCCGCGGATTCTTCGCTGAGCTTGAGAAGCGCAGAGCCATCTGCCTCGCTCGGTGCGTCGCCTCCGTCAAGTGGAGACCTCGGCACGGCGGCGAGCGTCTCGAGGGGAGCCCCTGTCACTTCCGCTTGCACCGCCAGCGATCTCGCGAGCGCGGCTTGTACATCCTCCGCACTTGGCCCTCGCCTCACCGCTTGGCCAGCATCCTTCCACACTTCTCCTCTCACAATCCGCCCAATCTGCACTACACTCACTCCATACTCCCTGCAGAGCTGCCCTTGCGTAGTTCCCGCTTCGTAGAGCGTCCTGATCTCCTGTACCTGCGAGTACGTCAGCTTTCGATTCCCCTGTGCCTTATTGTGCAAGCGAAAGGGCCTGCCGCCATTGCCTTGTTCCATGCCAGTCTCCAGTAAGTTAAACATCTCTTCTTCACGTCATCATAGCTCAACAACAACTGCATATACAATGTCTGCGCGTTACCCAAATCAAATTCCCTCGAGTTATGTCTTAGAGTATTAAAGAAAAAAAATATAAAAAACAAACCTCCTAAGACAAATTCGAGCGAATTATATCGGGTAACGCGCAAGAGTATATGCAGTATATGTTGTTTATGTATGACATTGATATGTCGAGAAAGTTCCCTCCTGCCGGAAATTAGTTCATTCCGTTTTCGTTCAGTCTAAATTCTTCCAAAGCGTTTCAAGATCATCCAGACATATCACAATTCTGTCGTTGGTAATTGGGCCTTCTGGGTGAAGCTGCAATATTAATTCGGCAGCTGTTTTCAGAATACGCTCTACCGATACGCTATTTCCATTTGGCTGGAATAATACCGAAGGTAATTTATTGGCGATGCTCATGGCTTCTCCATTCCGGCACGATTTGCCGACATACGGGCCTGTCACGCCCGTATATCTGCCTCGCGCTTATTTCGCCTCGGCGTCAAGCAGCCCTTGCATTTCCGCGATGAGCTTCTCGTTGAACCATGCCTGCGCCTCGGCGTAGGTGCACTTGCGGAGCTCGGCAATCTTGGTAATGGCGGGGTTGATCGGAGCCGCCTTGCGCGCCTTCGTTTCCCACGTTTCCGCGCCGCCCTCGTAATGTGCGACCAGCTCGAGAACAGCCTCGCGCCGCATTGCCTCGGTGACCGTGAAGCCATTCTCTGCAGACTTCTGAATCGCCGCATTGTCGCCGATGCGTGCTGCGAAACCGTGCATCATGGCCCGTTCCTGCATGGCCGCGTGAGTCTTTTCCGCGTCAAACACGACCGGCTGCAGGTTGTCACTGAACGTGAACGTGATCTTGGTACCTTCAATTGCCTTCTTCATGGTGAGCCTCCGAATGATTGAATGAATGATTGTGTTACGCTGGTTTGACCGTGGCATGTTGCGGAAGTTCCCGACGATTGTGTAACCAAATGTAACTGTTTCGTTTCCGGTTCCATTCCCACGTTCATGCTGATTGGACAATGCACCATGCCGAAAGTTCCATGCGTAATTGTAACAAATGTAACTGCCAAGCCGCACCATGTTGGTGCATCCATCCAGTCAGCCATTCGTCAGCAATGGAACGAGTCCAATGCTGCAGCGCACAATACGCACCCTCGTCGGTGGACGCTCCCCGGAATCGAGGCCGGTGGGGGCAAATTAAATTCGCCTGACGACGACGACAATCCACTAAGTCGGAATTTAGGTGGAATGAATCGCGCGCGAATTCTAATTTTATAATCCACGCGCATTTAGTGTCTTCCAGCTTCCTCCACCCTAACTCCCCTTTCTCAGGGAACTTCCCTCGAAGTTAATTGTCCAATCCTCATGGATGCGGCGGACAGCGCGATTGCGGAATTGACCTCGGCCCCCACGATGGGGCGGCTGAGCAAGATTCGCTACACGCACGCGGATATGATAGACTTTATCATCAATAATCCCGGCACCTCGCAGGGAGACTTGGCCGCCCGCTACGGCTACTCGCAGGGATGGGTCTCCAACATCATGGCGAGCGATGCGTGGAAGAGTGCGTTCGCGAAGCGGCATGAGGAGCTGGTTGATCCGACGCTCAAGCTGAGCCTCGAGGAGCGATTCCGCGGCCTCGCAGCGAGAAGTCTCGAGCGCCTCATGGAGAAACTCGATCAGCCGCAGGTGAGTGACGGGACCGTACTGAAGGCCGTCGAGCTCGGTGCTCGCGGAGTAGAGGTCGGGGGATTCGGCAGACCGCAGGCGGCGCCTCCGCAGCCCGTTTCCCCCGACCACCTGGCGCAGCTCGCGAATCGCCTCATCGATCTGCAGACGAACATTCGAACCAAACTTGTCGAAGGAGCAACGTATGAAAACGAACCCGAAGCAGGCTAAGGTGCCCCGTATGCCCAAGGGGAATGATGAGGGCGGCAAGTTCGTCTCGCGGGACCTCCGCGCGGTCAATCCCAAGCGCGAGCAGTTTGAACCTACTCCCGCCGAACCCGTTCGCCAGCATTTTAAGATGGCAGGCGGGTGCTAGTGCGCACGAAGGCGCCTTTTCGCTCGCAGGGTACCCGCCGCCGTCTCGGGCCTCTCCCGGCGAAGCCTCGCGCAGTCCGCACCCGCGCGCCCCGGGCGAGGAAGCGCTAAGTGTCCCCCCTCGAAGAGGCGGTCGCGTCGCTTGAGGCCGAGGTGCTCGCTTTCGGCCAGGGCACGAAGGATCAACCTGAGGATCTCTCCCGCGACTTCTATCTCCTCCGCGCCAAGTCACTCGGCCTATCCTACCTTCGCGGAGCGTCCGCCGGCACGATCAGCTACGAGTCCGCCCTCCGCGCGATGAAGTCATGACTACACCTGGCAAGGCCCCGCGGCGTTCCCTCCCCTTTCGCTCCGGAGTCCTTCGCCGAGTGTTCCCGCGGCTGCCTGGAGACGCCTTGGTTTTTGGTTGGAGGGCCGCAAGTGCCCGGAACGGGCACGGCGGCCCACCCACGCTCAGGTGTTTCTTTGCCGAGCAGGGTTTTGTTTGGGGTTTTGCTGCTGTTTGGGGACGCCTTGAGCGCGCTGCGCGCGCAATGACGGTCGGCTTATGCGCATAGTATTCCAGGGAGGTAAGCTCAGTGGCGAAACCAAGGCCTACACCTTCGACTTCACTTCGCAGCTTTCCGCAAGCGAAACGATCAGCACTCAGTCAGTTAGTGCTGTTGTCTACTCTGGAACCGACGCCTCGCCGTCGAGTATCATCTCAGGCTCCGCGTCCGCCTCAGGGCAAAAAGTTACCCAAAAAATAACAGCTGGAACGGTGGGGGTTACTTACTTGCTGACCTGCACAATCACGACTAGCACAGGGCAGACGCTGCTTCTCGAAGCTTTCCTCCCCGTAGTCCCGAACCAGAACTGATGAAACTTAACGTCGTAAATTTTCCTGAAAAAAATCTGCAGGATGTTCCTGCAAGATTGCGTTCGCTTGCAGAGGCAATTGAACGCGGAGAATTTAATGACTGTCATTCGCTTGCTTATGTAATAGACGGCGGAGATAACAGAATTCATATTGGTTTACTTGGGCATGGAGTAGAACCAGGAGTGACAGCCTACTATTTGTACGGACTGGCTCAAAGAAAACTTGAGGCTTTAGCGTGAAGCCTGTGCCACTCACTGCTGATCTTATCGAGTCTTTCGCGGGGACTTTCCTTTCTCCGCGTTATGATCAGCCCTCCCCTACCCCGCCCTTTCATCGCGAGGCTTGGGCACTTTATACATCGAAGCATCCCCAGGTTATGTGCATCGCCCCCCGCGAACACGCAAAGTCTACTGCGCTGACCATGGACTACGTTCTTGCCGAGGTGTTGTTTCGCTGCAGCGACTACGTCATCATCGTAGGTTCCACGGAAGACCTTGCCGCCGAGCAACTTTCCAATCTCAGCGAAGAACTTCAAACTAACGAAGACCTCATCCGTGAGTTCGGCATCGCCTCCTTCGAATCTGCCTCAAAGACTGACATAATCGTAAGGATGACGGATGGACATAGATTTCGCATTCTTACTCGCGGGGCCGAGCAGCGTATTCGCGGGCGTCTTTGGAAAGGCAAGCGTCCCAATCTTCTCGTCTGCGATGATATGGAAGATGACGAGCAGGTGGAGAACCCAGATCGCCGTGCAAAGTTCCGGCGATGGTTTTTCCGCGCTGCTAAACAGGCGCTTAGCAAATCCGGCAAGATTCGTGTACATGGAACCGTCTTGCACGAAGATTCTCTCCTATCGCGGCTCCGTCGCAATTCGACCTGGAAGCATCTGTTCTATGCTGCCCATGCTGGATTCGACGACTTCTCCAACATCCTTTGGCCCACACAGTGGCCCGAGGAGAGACTTCGGTTTCGCCAGCAGGAGTTCGTCTCCGACGGTGACTCGGCAGGTTATTCACAAGAGTTCCTCAACAATCCATTAGATCACTCAGACGCCTTCTTGAAGAAAGCGGATTTCCTTCCTATGTCAGTGGAGGATTATGAGGTCGATAAGATTATTGGAGCTGCAGCGGATTTTGCAGTCTCGAAAGCGGATAAGGCGAATCGTACTTCCTTCTCCATCGGTGGCAAAGATACGCGCAATCTTCTCCACTTCATTGATCAGCGCGTTGGCCGTTGGGATACTGTTGAGTGGATTGACCAGATGTTCATGATTCAGCAGCGCTGGAATCCTGAAGTATTCTGGGTAGAGGATGGCGTGATCTGGAAGTCGATCGCTCCCATGGTTTATCGTGAGATGCAGACTCGCGATATTCGTATCAACATTGAAGCGATTACTCCTGTTAAGGACAAGGGCACTCGCGGCCGTTCGCTTCAGCGTCGTATGCGTTCTGGCCAGTGCAGATTTGATCAGAAGGCTGATTGGTATCCGGGGATGGAGCAGGAGCTTCTTCGCTTCACCGGCTCCGCCGCCGCCACTCTCGACGATCAATTCGATTCCGCTGCCCTTCTTAGTCGTGGCTTCGACGATCTGGCGCAGGTTGAGCCGGAAGATTTCTTCGACGATGATGACTGGGAAATGGAAAAAGGTTTCTGGAATCAACGCAAGCAAGCTGCGTCCACCGGTCGTAATCGAGTAACGGGCTACTAATGTTCAAAATTAAAAATCCAATTAGCCTGACCGCGGCAGTCATCAAGTCTGCAAATCTCTGCAACCTTTTCGATGCAGACGATTTGAAGAATATTGGCGAGGAGTGCTTTGCTGGCTACGAAAGGGACGAGCGTTCTCGCGAACTGTGGATGAAGCGCAACGAAGCGGGAATGAATCTTGCCTTGCAGATCACAACAGAGAAAACCTTCCCCTGGTCCGGCGCTTCGAATGTAGCGTTTCCTCTCGTCACGATTGCTGCGCAGCAATTTCACGCTCGCGCCTACCCTGCGATTGTCAGCTCTCCAAACATCGTTAATGCTGCAGTAGTCGGCGACGATCCGAAGGGTGACACAGTCGCTCGCGCTGAGCGCATTTCGACGCACATGAGCTGGCAGCTGTTGTATCAAGATAAGTCTTGGGAAGAGCAGCAGGATAAGACACTTCTCAATCTCAGCATCATCGGCACGACGTTTAAGAAGTCTTACTTCTCCAGTGCCTTCGGCCACAACGTCAGTGATCTCGTCCATGCGAAGGATTTGGTGCTGAATTATTGGGCCAAGTCAGTCGAGGCCTGCGAACGCAAAACGCATAAGATTCCGCTGTTCCGCAACGAGGTCTACGAGAAGGTCATGCGGGGAATCTATCGCGACGTTCTTGAGGAAGGTTGGTATCTTAGCGATGCGCCTATTCCTTCTTCTCAGCAGCGTGCCGCGGAGAACAAACGTCAGGGTGTAACAACTCCGCAGTCAGACGACGCTAGTGCCCTGTTGTTTGGCGAGCAACACGTCTCGATGGACCTGGATGATGATGGCTACGCTGAGCCCTACATCATTACATTTCATCTCGCGTCGAAGGAAGTCGTTCGTATCGTTACTCGTTTTGAGAGCGAGTCCGCGATCGAACGTGCTGCGGGAGGTAAGTACAAGGGCAAGATTGTTCGTATCAATGCGACGGAATACTTCACCAAATACACCTTCATCCCATCTCCTGACGGCGGCATCTACGACATTGGCTTCGGCATCTTCCTCGGGCCTCTTAACGAGACAGTCAACTCCCTCGTCAATATGCTTCTCGACGCAGGGACAATGCAGACCACTGGCGGCGGGTTCCTTGCTCGTGGTGCGAAGATTCGTGGTGGTCAGTACACCTTCAGCCCCTTTGAGTGGAAGCGTGTAGACTCCTCCGGTGACGACTTGCGCAAGAGTGTGTTTCCTCTGCCCGTTAACGAGCCTTCTCAGGTACTGTTTCAGCTGCTTTCTCTGCTGATCAACTACACGAATAGAATTTCTGGCACTACCGATATGATGGTCGGCGAAAACCCTGGGCAAAATACTCCCGCAGAGACTTCTCGCACTATGGTGGAGATGGGCCAGAAAATCTATACTGCCATATTCAAGCGAGTATGGCGTTCGGCGAAGGAGGAGTTTCAGAAGCTGTACCGCCTCAATTCGATCTACTTGGAGTTTGACAAAACCTACGTCGGCGGCGCCACTCGCGATGACTACGCTACGTCTGACTTCGGCGTTGAGCCTTCTGCTGATCCGAACATCACCAGTGATTCAATGGCAATGCAGCAAGCCAGCGCGATCAAACAGTCCTCGATGACTACGATGGGTTATAACAAGGATGCGGTGGAGCGTCGGTTCCTTAAGGCAATGAAGGTTCCGAACATACAGGAAATCTTCCCTGGTTCCGAGGGAATGCAGCCGCCGACTGATCCCAAGATTACCATAGCGGAGATGAAGCTCAAGGGTCAGCAGATGGAACTCGAAGCTCGTCGCGAGGAGTTTACAATCACCATGCTCGAGGAACGTCGCCTCAACAACGCGAAGATTCTCGAACTCATGGCCAAGGCCGACAACGAGTCTGCCAATGCACAAACTGAGCAAGCTTATGCACAAGTAGCAATGATCAATGCAGAGATCGCCGCGGTGAAGAACCGCAATGATCACCTGAACAAACAGATAGATTTCATGCTTAAGGGAGCTAAGATTGAGAGCGATCACCGACTCGGAGTTCAAGGAATGGCTGCAGCATCCAGTGACGCAGGAAGTGAAGCGGCTGCTGGAGCAGAAGCGTGAAGAATTGCGCGAGCAATGGGAAGGTGGAAGTTTTACTGACTATTCGGCGGAGACTACGGTCCTCGTCAACGTCGGTAACCTTGGGACTTGCAAAGGCTATGCCTTCGTGCAAGAGTTAGATTATGAACAGCTTAGTGGAGAATTATACGATGAGCAATCAGAGCGGGCTCCGGCCCTTGGGGAAAGCAGTGCTTCTTGAAGGCTTCGAGCCGGAAAGGAAAGCGGGAAAAATCTTCATTCCCGAGAGCGTACAGGGCAAGATGTCCATGGTGGACAATCGGGCTGTGGTGATTGAAGTAGGAGAGGATGCTTGGTCGGACGAAGCGCAGCCTCGGGCGAAAGCCGGGGACAAGGTGCTCGTGACGAAGTTCGCTGGCTTCATGGCGACAGGCCCTGCTGATGGAAAGTTGTACCGCCTGGTAAACGATCGCGACATCTTCTGCGCGATTACCTACGAAGAAGCACCTGCAGAGAAAGGAGCTGAAAATGTCTGAAGAACTGGCAGTCGAATCGCAAGCTCCGGCTGAGGTGCAAGCGAAAGCCGAGGAAATGGGCTGGATTCCGCCGACTCGGTTTCGCGGCGATCCGGAACGCTTCGTGGACGCGGACGAGTTCATCAAGCGAGGGGAGACAGTTCTCCCTATCGTGAAGGCGCAGCTTGAGAAAGAGCGCGCAGCGAATTTGCGTACTTCCGAGCGACTCAACTCGGTCGAGGCTGCGCTCGCCAAGGCGACGAAGGCTCTCGAGGAAGTCGAAGAGCGACATTCGGTTGCTACGCAGAAGGCGGTCGAAGCAGCTCGTCGTGACGTGCAGGAGCAACTCGAAGCTGCCCTCGAAGCCGGTGATCATAAAGGCGCAGCTGCATTGACCCTCGAGGTCGCAAAGCTTGAGCGTGCAAGCGAAGATGCTCCGCCGAAGAAGGAAGAGCCGGCTAAGCCTGAACAGGTGCAGATTCCCGCCGAAGTCGTAAAGTTCGCGGAAGAGAATCCCTGGTACGGGAAAGACCGTCGAAAGACCGCGCTGTACATGGCTATCTGCCAGGAGCTACGCGATGCCGGCGATACGAGTACCGGAACTGTGTTCTTCACTAAGGCACTTCGCGAGATGAACAAAGACACGGACGAGCGACCGACTGATGATAAGGTCGAAGGCGCTCGCGGCTCCGACAACGGTGCTCGCGGCGGCAGCACTCGTGGCAAGTCCTTTGCCAACATGCCAGCTGATGCACGCGCAGCTTGCGACGCAGATGCTCGCCAGTTCGTTGGCGAGGGGAAGAAATTCAAGACACTCGCCGAATGGCGCAGTCGTTATACCGAACTGTATTTTCAGGAGTAAGCAATAATGAAACCACTAAACCCCGCAAACCGGCCAGGCGTAGACAAGGCTGAGCGTAAGCGTATTCCGATGAGTGTTCCGGTGCAGAAGCTTGCCGCGCCGGACATTCCTGGATACCATCTGCACTGGTTCAATGGCACAGCAGAGCGCATTCAACGCGCTCAGGACGGCGGGTACGAGTTCGTAGATTCCCAGGAGATAAGCATCAACAATGTCTCTCTGGGCGGCGATTCAACCGTGTCGGGAAATACTGACATGGGGAGCCAAGTTAGCATTGTCGCAGGGAAAGAGTTAGGCAGGGACGGTCAGCCGATTCGGATGATCCTCATGAAAATCAAACAAGAGTGGTACGAGGAAGATCAGAAGCTTATCGAGGAACGGAACGACAAGGTTGCCGAGTCGCTTACTGGCGGTATGATCGGGGCTGAACAAGCCGCCGACCGTAACGACAGGGGAATGCGATACGTCGGCAGCCAAACGAAACTTCCCGACCTCTTCGTCAAGGGCGCGATGGCTAAGAAGAATCGTGCCGCTTAAACTCTTTCCTATTGGAGAACTAAATGGCTAACGAAAATCGGCCATCCGGGTTTACGCCTGTTGGGTATCTCAACGGTGCTGCCTGGAATGGTCAAGCAAGGTTGTACGCAATCGCAGCGAACTATGGTACGGCGCTCTATGTCGGTGATCCCGTGATCAGCGCTGGAAGTGCAGATGCCGGCGGCATTCCTACCATCGCGATCGGTGCCACCACCGGCGCACTGCGTGGCGTTATCGTAGGTCTGTACGACTCCGGTTCTACCACTGGCGTTCTCGGCGGCGTGAGCGTCGGCAGCATCATCAACTCGAGCATCGCCTATCGTCCGGCAAGCAATGCGAACGTCTGGTACGCAGCCGTCGCTGATGATCCGAACATCATCTTCCTGGTGCAAGAAGAATCCAACGGCACGCAGCTGGCCGCGACCGAGATCGGGCTGAATACGATTTCCAAGTCCGGCACCGGCAACGGATTCGTCTCCGGCTGGATGATTCCTTCGGCCACTGGCGCGACTCCGAATACCACGGCGACGCTGCAGCTGAGACTCCTGGGGCTGGCCCAGATGCCCGCTGGTACCAACGTATTCGGTGCCTACGCGAAACATCTCGTTCAGATAAACGTCCACGAACTCGGCCACGGCACTGGTGCCGCCGGCGTATAAGGAGAATCAATCATGGCTGGCGGAATCATCAACACAGGCTCGCATCCTAAACTGCTGTGGCCCGGTGTGTACACTACGTGGGGTCAGATCTACGACTCTCACGCGAAGGAATACACGGACCTCTACGAAGTTCGGACCTCCGATAAGGCCTACGAGCAGGGTGTGCAAGTTACCCCGTTCGGACTGGCTCCCGTCAAGGCCCAGGGAGCTTCAGTGACATACGACGGCGAAGTGCAGGGTGTTGTCAATACCTACACTCACGTAGCGTATGCCCTGGGCTTCATCGTCACCTTCGAAGAGATGCGCGACAACCTGTACAAGGAAGTCGCCACGCGCCGTGCAGAGGGCAACGCCTTCTCGATGCAGCAAACCATCGAGAACGTCGCAGCCTTCCCGTACAACAACGCGTTCTCGACGACCTACTTCACGACCGGAGATGGCGCAGCTCTGTGTTCTGCCTCCCACGTGAATGCGACAGGTGGCACCTACAGCAACACGCTGACGCCGGCGGCTGACCTCAGCGAGTCGAGTCTGGAAGATCTGACCATCCAGATCATGGGTGCGACGAACGACACCGGCTTGCTGATCAACATCATGCCGAGGTCGCTGCACATCTCCCGCAACGAGTGGTACAACGCGAATCGCATTCTGGAGTCGGTGTTGCAGTCCAATACTGCAAACAACAACATCAACGTCCTGAAGGCGACGAACGCGTTCCCCGAAGGGATCAAGATGAATCACTATTTCACCAGTGCTCATCCTTGGTTCATTCGTACCAACGCTCCGAACGGGATGACCTTCTTCTGGCGGGATGAGCCGATGTTCGATCAGGACAACGACTTTCCGACGAAGAATGCCCTGGCCGCGAGCTACATGCGGTTCAGCGTGGGCTGTACCGATCCGCGCGGAATCTACGGTAGCAACGGGCCGTAATCAGTAACGGGCAGAATGCTTGCCTAATCTCGCTCGGGTTATCAAAACATAATTCGGGCGGGATTCAACAAGCAGTTTGCAGCAGCGTGGCGGACGCACTCCGTCAAATTGATTCCCTCCGGGGACGCTAAGGAGTATTAAAATGGCTGGTACACAAATCGGTAGCATGACCAATTTCCCGCAAGGCTTCGCGAACGGACTGAGTGTTCGCGGAATGCCGTTGCTTCAGATGCAGCCAGGGCAGGTGTTCTTCGTTGGCAATAGCTCGGTGTTGAATCCGAACCAGAAGGCCGGCTCGAACGGTAATCGTGGAACCTTCCTCGATCCCCTTTCCACCCTGACCTACGCAGTGAACACTGCCTGCCTCGCCGGTCGTGGAGACATCGTGTTCGTTCTGCCCGGCCACGCAGAAACGATTTCTTCCGCCGTGATCTTGACCCTGGCTACAGCCGGCGTCGCAGTTATCGGCCTGGGTTCCGGTTCCTCGCGTCCTACCTTCACCTTCACGACAGCTACGAGTGCCAACATTCCGGTGACAGCCGCGAATATGAGCATTCAGAACTGCCTGTTCGTCGCCAACTTCGCTGACGTAGCTTCCTTCTTCACCGCGACCGGCACGGCGACTCCCACCGATTTCGCCATCGACAGATGCGAGTTCCGTGATACCTCAAGCATCCTGAATGCACTGACGGTGTTCACAGGCAATGCCACTGCCAACAGCTGCGATGGGTTCTCTTTTACCAACAACAAGGTCAGCAGCCTCGGCATTACCGCCGCCACGACCGCGATCAAGCTCGCCAGTGCAACCGATCGTCTGACGATCTCGGGCAATTACGGTTCGTCTGCAGTCCTGAACGACACTGCCGCAGTACTCGCCGCCGCCGCGGTGCAGTTGACCAACTTCTACCTGACCGGTAACAGGTGGCAGCGTCCGAATACCAGCTCCACTGGCGGCTCCTTTGTCTCCGGTTCGGGCAACGCTTGGACGGGCCTGGCTGCGGACAACTACTTCTACCAGGTCGACAATACCGCCGGCATCTGGATCTCGACCGGACACGGCAGCGCGTTCGGATACCAGAACAACTACAGCCCGATTACCGGCGCCGTGGACAAGTCTGGCCTGATCAATCCCGCCGCAGTCTAACAATAGAATGGGGGCTTAGGCCCCCAAGGAGAAATCAATGCGTCCCATTCTATTGAGCTTTACTCCCCTGGACGATTCGACTACGTACTTCGTTACGGGTCTGACCGGCGCCAGTGGTACGCTGACTACTAATGCTGTGAGTGACGGACTTGCTCACAACATCTCGCTGACTTCTGCGGTGGATATCTCTGCACTTACCATCACGGTGGTAGGCTTGGACGCCGACGGAATTGCGCAGACGGAAGCAATCACCGGCCCGAATGCGACTACAGTGTATTCGACCAAGTTCTTTTCACGCCTGAATACGATCACCTGGACTCCTACCCTCGGTGCAAATACGATGGATGTAGGGATTCGGGATAGCAGCGTCAGTCAGACCATTCCCCTGAACTACATGCAGGCTAATTTCAACACGACCTACGCAGTGGATATCAGCGGCACGATTAACTACGATGTGGAATACACTGAACAGGCGATTTACGATGCAGCGCCTTCTACGTTGATGTGGTTCAATCATGCTACGTTGAACAACAAGGCAGTCGATGGAGATGGTTCTACGACCTCCCCGATCCGAGCGTGTCGCCTTGCGATCAATTCGCTGACTGCTGGTGCCACCGCTTCACTTACCATCTTGCAAGGACGAGGCTAACATGGCACTCGATAATGCTGAGCAACTTCGGCCTCTGCTTGCTTTCGCAGAGTTTCTGTCCAACCCGACCAGCTTCGCCGCGCAGATTAAGGATTTGCGTGAGACGCTGAAGCAGTACGATGCGGTGATGAAGGTCTATCCGACAGTTGTGGAGGCGGATCGTTACTTCAAGGAAGCCAAGACCTATGTAGCACAGGTCAACGCGGAGCGTGCCGAGAAGGAAGCGCAGCTGCTCGAACGTCAGCAGGCCTTCGACGTCGTGCGCGAGAAGTACGAAGGCGAAAATGCAGGGCGTGAGGCAGCACTTACCAAGCGTGAAGCTGCGGTGGGCAACCTCGAAAAGCGCGGAGAAGAGCTGGCAGTGCGTGCCGCCGAGCTTCTGAAGAACGAGCAAGATCTGCAAGTGCTGAGAAAGCAGCTCGAAGCCACCCAGGTCGAACAGGAAGCCACCGCCGCCGCACAGCGGGATAAGGCTGCCAAGATTGCGGCGCTGCTGAGCTGATATGAGCGGTCTTACTACTCACGAGGGTGTGAGTCCTACGTTTGTAGCTCCGGCGATCTACCGTCAGGTAAATGAGCCGGAGTCCCCGAATCTGGGAGATCTGTGGGAGGATATGTCAGTTGATCCTCCTACGCTGAAAAATTACACGGCAAGTGGCTGGCAGCTGGTCAATGGGCCGAGTGGAGGAGTTACTCCGAAGCGTTCAGTAGGTATTACTTTTGATGGAGGTGGGTCTCCTCCGACGGTTGGTAGTGTTGGGTACGTCATAGGGCAGTTTAATGGTACGATTGACCAGTGGGCAATTGTAGCGGATACTGCAGGAAGCGCTGTTGTAGATGTGTGGAAAGCTGCTAATAGTATTCCTACGGTAGCCAATACTATTACCGGTTCAGAAAAGCCTACGCTGGTAGCACAGCAGTTGAATAGAGATCTCGTGCTGAGTACCTGGACTACCGCCGTACTTGCTGGCGACGTGTTTGGATTTAAACTTGAATCGGTAACTACTTGCAATCGCGTAACTTGCGAAGTGAGGGTAGCGGAGTCCGCGTAAGGTACTCTTTCATTTATTGTAGAGGAGATTCACTTGGCTATTTATTCACTTGCACAAAGAACTACTGTGACTACCCTTGCAGCAGCCTCTCACGCATTTTTGTCGCCTGCCACGAACGAAGCGGCTTGCATGGAGTGGGGATATTTCAACGGCGCGGCGACGGCCTGCGTAGTCGGATTCGGTCGGTCAGCCAATACGCCAACATTGACAGGAGGTGTTGCATTTTTGGCAGAAGATGAAGGCCGACCAACTGGACTGACGCAGGGTGCGGTTGCATTTGGTACTGCACCGACTGTCCCCACACAGTTCTTCAGGAAGTTTTCACTGGCTGCATTGGTTGGTGCTGCTGTTGTTTATACGTTTCCAAGAGGAATTGTGTTGCCTGCCGGCGGACAAGCAATGGTGGCTTGGAACATTACCGCCAACTCTGCCGTTGTTGATATTCACGCCGTTGTTGACGAATAATGTTCGAATATCACAAAGAGCAAATTGCAGAGTCTGAATTTTCTTTGACTTCTGCCAATCTTGCGCAACAAGGATGGCGACTTGTTTCCGTTGTCATTAACCCGCTTAAAACAGTAGAAGAATCGCCCTTGTATGTGACATTTTGGGAGCGACCTGTTTCATGAGCAGAACGACAATAGATGACTTGCATGGTGATACTGTTGTCGCGCAGATAAAGATTACAATGGCAAGAAGCGGGATGATGAAGGTTGAAGGGTCAATCACTGATCATGAATTCGCGTTGCACATGCTTGAAACGGCGCGTAGTGTTGTCAATAACTATCACGGAAAAGCAGTCAAGGATGGAGGGTTGATCGTGCCTGCTTACGACACTTCATTGGTTGGCACCGACTCAGAAAAAAAGTTGCTTGCTGCGCGTGACCAACTGGCGAATGCAATGTAATGGGCGTCAATCTTAAATACGGGACTGCTGGAGCAACAGGTGGTGGTTGGAGCGCCCAACCGGGGTCATTGCAGCCCGTGTTTGAAGAATCGTGGAGTGAACCAAAATGGTCATGGCAAGCCAGATCACCGAAAACATGGAAAGACCCAAACCGTTGGGTTTCTCTGTGGCCTAGTATGGGAACTGGTTGCTTGAACGGTGGCGGAGATGGAATGGGAACTGATGGGACGGTTTCTAATTGGGGGCAATACGAACCATTTTCATGCGATGGCCCCGGCACACAATCAATGAACTTTTTGCGTGGGACATGCAAAGATTCAGTTGGAACGCCAGTTGCTAACGCAATTGTTCAAGCATTTGTCACTAGCACAGACGCATTTGCCGGTGAAGTGCAGGGCAACACGGATGGCACTTATACGCTTGGCGTACAACAAAGCAAACTGACAACGCACTATCTTGTTGCGTACAAATCCGGTTCACCAGACACGGCTGGAACCACTGTCAATACCTTGTTGCCAACCAATGTTGATGGAACATAAATGGCCGATCAAAAGGAAATAACGCTACGGCAAGGCGATGCAACGCCAAAGGACATTGTTCTTTATGATTTGCCAGTTGCAACGCCATTTGCCGGAACTACTGTTTATCTCTATCAAGGAGATGCAACAGCAAAAGACGTTATTCTCCGCGATCCGACAACATTACAAATATCCGGAGCAGTTGCTTACACGCTTGTTTGCAATGCTGGTGCATACACCTATTCAGGTCAGTCAGCCGAACTAACCGTAGCAAGAAATCTTGCGCTCAGTGCCGGGGCATACAGTTACGCAGGGTCAAATGCAACGCTTGATTATGTTCCGGGAACGCCAACAGTCAATTACACCCTTGATTGTCAGCCCGGCTCATACGTTTATACTGGCAACGATGCTGTACTCAATTACCAACCCGGTGTAGTCAATTACGATACACATGATGGTGGTGATGAGAAAAATCGTGTCAAGCGGTTTAGGAGACAAAAGGAAGAATTACGCGCACAACTGGAAGAAGCATTAGAAGCAGCTAATGCAGTATCGGTGCCGATTGATATACAACAGACTCAAAAAGCTATTCCTGCTGCGTTGACGAAGGAACAGATTGCAGAAGTCACAAACGAAGTGAATTTGCTGGTTACGCAAATTTATATGCGAATTGCGTTGGAGAAAGCTGCAAGACAAGATGAGGATGATGTGGAAACACTCATGTTGCTAAATGGCTGACGTTCGCGGAGCCGCTGGTGTACCAACCGCTGCTGCCTTTGAGGGGCAGTCGCCAACACCATCGACACCGATCTATATCAACCTGTCAAACGGAGATGCTTACGTGCTTTTGGGTTCTACAGTGACTAAAATTGCGACAGCCGGTGTACTTAGTGGAACGTCAGGTTATGTACTGACCGGACAAGGTGCTGGTGTGGCCGCAGTTTTTGCTGCGCCTGCTGCGGGAACGTGGGGCTGATGAATACCATCCTTGAATCCAAGATTGAGATGACTTCTGACATTCAGGAGTTTCTCCATGCCATGCATGATGGACATGAGGTTGCTGATGAAAAGCAATCATTGCGAAATGGGACTTCTGGCTACATTCCTTTCTTTGACCAGCCCAAAGTCATCCGCAAACTGATGAAACGGTTAAGTGACGCGCTGATTGGCCTGATTGGAGATGACCAATTTGGCTACATTGGCCTGTGGTCAAATCGTTTGCCAAAGGGCGGCTATCACATCAAGCATAACCATCCTAAAGGTTGGATGAGTGGCATTGTGTATATCGACATACCTGATTCAACTACCGGCAAATTGCAGTTTGAGGACAAGACGATTGATCCTGAGACTGGAAAGGTTGTCATTTTTGACTCGCAAACGGTGCATGAGGTTTTGCCATACGAAGGTGACAAGCCAAGGCTGACCGTTGCATTTGACCTGATCAGGCTGAAAAAATGAGAAACCGCTATATCTATGACAAGCATGGTGATGTGATTTACGCCGAGGAAAAAGGCGTTGTCATCAAGAACGAACTAGAGCCAACTGTTGATGCTGGCTACATGGTAATGCCCGATATACAGCCATACCGCAGCATGATTGATGGATCGCTGATTACTTCGCGTTCCGTTCATAGGAGCCACCTCAAGCAACATAACTGTGTAGAGGTTGGTAATGATAGTAGTCTGAGACAGCCGCCCAAGCCCAAATCGCCGCCACCGGGGTTGAAAGAGGAAATTGTTCGTGCTGTCAATCAAGTCATGTCAAGGAGACACTAATGGCAACAGTCATTGCAATCCAAGCAGCACTAGACCCGCAAGGGTATGGAAATCAAATTCAAATTTTGAAGCAATTTACTGTATCCACAAAAGATACTTTTTATTGCATTGGCGGGCAGGTTCGTCCCGGCCTTGCTCGGTGGTGCGAAACAACCAATACAGATTCAGCAGCACAACAAGCAACTTCTATTACTAACGCCATGACGGCATAACAGGAGAACAACAATGGATAACGTGGAAGCGCCGGATACCCTGCGCGATACACTGTCGGATGCTTTTGATGCTGCAATTACCGCTCCCGAGGCGGCTCCTGCTGCTGCACCTGTTGAATCCGCTGCCAGTACGGAACAAAAGGCGCGTGATGATGCAGGACGCTTTGCCGCAAAAGAACCGACTCCATCTCCTGAAGCAAAGCCTGAAGTCAAGGCCGCTGAAATTCCTGTTCCAGCGCCCACGACCAAGCCGCGCCCGTCTAGCTGGAAAAAAGATTTTGACCCGCATTGGTCAACGATGGCTCCAGATGTGCAGGACTACATTCTGCAACGTGAGCGAGAGTACGCTAATGGCGTATCAACGTACAAGCAAGAAGCCGACAATGCACGGCAACTGAATGAAGTCATTGCGCCGTATCTTGGCGTGATGCAGCAAAATAACATTCAGCCTACGCAACTGATCGGCAGTTTGTTGAATGCCCACCAGACGCTTGCGCTTGGTAGCCCACAAGACAAGACGCAAGCCTTTGCACGGCTGATGACCCAATATGGTGTTGATCCGCAGCATCTATTTCAGACGCTTTCTGGTCAACAACCGCAGTATCCGCAGCAACCTCAGTATCAGGCACCACAGCCTCAAGATATTGAGAAAATCGTGGAATCGAAATTGGTGCAGAAGGAAATCAACAACGAATATCAAAAATTCGTTGCCGATGCGCCGACGAAGTACCCTCACTTTGAGGCGGTCAAGGAGACAATGGCAGGATTACTCCAAGCCGAGTTAGCCCAAGACTATGCAAGCGCCTATGAAGCTGCACTCCGTCATCCGAGGCACGCAGATATTTTTGAAGCGATGCAAGAACAGCAACGCGCACAGAAAGAAGCGGAATCCAAGGAAAAGACGAGAGCCGTAGTCAATGGCGCACGAGCCAAGGCAGTTAGCGTGAAGTCCTCTACTCACACTGGACAGCAATCTAACAGCAGCGGCAAACCAAGTCTGCGTGGTGCATTGGAAGAAGCGTTCGACGCACATGCATCCGGCAGGGTTTAACACGACTATAGGAGCCTATTATGGCCTTCGCCAATAGTTCGATCACAGACATCATCGCGACCACTATTCAAAATCGCTCTGGTGTCTTGGCCGACAACGTAACGAACAACAACGCGCTTTTGCGCAAACTGAAGGAACGGGGCAATGTACGACCGTTCGGCGGCGGTAACGTGATTTTGGAAGAAATCATGTATATCGACTCGACTTCAATCAATGCCAACTCGTACTCTGGCTATGAAGTCATCAACATCGCGCAAAACAGCCCCATCAGCGCGGCGCAGTTCAGCATCACGCAATATGCTGCGGCAGTCACCATGTCCGGTCTGGAAATGCTGCAAAACAGCAGCAAGGAACAGATCATCGACCTGATGGATGGCCGTATCAGCGTTGCTGAGGCTCAACTTGCCAACCGCATCGACTACGACCTGTATCAGAACGGTACTGGCAATGGTGGTAAGAACCTGACGGGTCTTGCTGCTGCGGTTGCCGATACGCCGACTTCTGGCACGTATGGCGGTATTGATCGCGGTTCGTGGACGTTCTGGCAGAACCAGTATTATCGTGGCGTGACCGATGGTGGTGCGGCAGTTTCCGCAGCCAACATCCAAGCGTACATGACGACTCTTGGCCTGCGTTGCGTTCGTGGTAGCGACATGCCTGACCTGTGGATTGGCTCTGCCAACTACTACGGGTTCTACGTCAACAGCCTGCAAGCCATTCAGCGTATTACCAGTTCTGATGGTGGCGCAACGGCTGGCGCTGGCTTCCCCGCCCTGAAGTTCTTTGGTGGCGGCATGGCGGCTGATGTGGTGTTTGGTGGCGGTGTGAATGGCGCGGTGAATACTACTGGCACTGCTGGTGGCGAACCGACCAACCACATGTACGCGCTTAATACCAAGTACATTTTCTTCCGTCCTCACCGTGACCGGAACTTTGTTCCTATCGGTGGAGAGCGCCAGAGCGTCAACCAAGACGCGGTGGTGAAACTCATTGGATGGGCCGGCAACCTCACTTCAAGCGGCCCGCAGTTCTGCGGCGTGCTTGTGGCTTAAGAAGGAGATTCAAACATGGCTACAACTAACGTCCATCCCGTAATTACCTCGTCACTGATTGGGGTCAACCTCAAATCCTATGACGCGGCTCCGGGTGCTTTTGCTGCTGGTACGCAAGTGATGACCACTCAAGGCGGTCTATTTCAGTATTGCAACGTCCTGAGTGCCATCAGTACCTACAACGCGGTCATCATTGATGACAATGGAAATGCGTCCAACCTGACCACTACCAACGCCACGGCTGCATCGGGCATTGGCAAAATGGTCGGTGTGGCGCAAATCTCGATTGCTGTTTCCTGCTACGGCTGGATTCAGCGTCAAGGCAAGTTGATCGTGAACGTCGCGGCGCAGTGTCAAGACTTTGTGCCGCTGTTCACGACTGCTACGCCGGGTGTGGTTGATGACGTTACGGTGTCTGAGTGCCTGATTTTGGGCCTCAACATTTACACGTCCTCGTCCAATGCCACGGCTGCTACTGGCGTTGCGGCGGCACCGCTGCAAATGTTCCCTTTTGCTAATCCCGCCTGAGATAGGAGTATAACGATGCAAAGGCTGGCACTTGATGTAACGATGTTCAACGTGGCCGAAGGGATACCTTCGTACATGGAGTCGTCTATTGCTAGAGGCTTGCCAGCCTTTATGCCCGCTCTTTGCCGCAATGATGGAACTTTCATTGTGGTGGGGAGTGGGCCTTCTCTTGCCGAGTTTCCTGAAGAACTAAAGCGGCAGAAAGAGATGGGACGACCCATCTGCGCTGTCAAAGGCGCACACGACTGGCTGATTCAAAATGGCATTGAGCCTGACTTGTTTGTGTCGATTGAGCCGAGAGATAGACGAAACAATGTGCAGTTGAAGTCTGAAAACACTGCATATTTACTTGCTTCTCGTTGCGCTCCAGAATTGTTTGACCATCTTTGTGAGACTGCTCCGGGACGTGTATTTATATGGCACGCAGCAAGCAATGAGGATGAGAATGCTGTACTTAGAAAGCATGAGATAAAGTTCGCTATAGGGGGAATGAGTACGTCAGGTCTGCGCTCTGTAAACATTGGTTATATGATGGGGTTCAGGAAGTTCATTTTCTATGGAATGGATTCCTGCAATGCGCCAGATGGCGTAACCAAGCGGATTGATGGGAGTCTGACCGGGCAGACGATCAACGTCATTGTCGGCGGTGAAGGCGGTAGGGAGTTCACTTGCAACGTGGCGATGGCAAAGCAAGCAGAGGACTTCCAGTTCCTTTATACTGCCATGCCGGACATAGAAATTGAATCAAAGGGGGATGGGCTAATTACTGCCATCATTGCAGACAAAAAGAGGAGACAAGCCTTGCGTGAGAAAGCGGCTGCATGAGCCAGAAAAATATTCTGTTTATGCATGAAATGGGGCCGATGGCGGCTTCATATCGGTATCGCGCACAAATGCCTGTTGAGCAAATCAGCAAGCACAATGGATTTACTGCGAAGGTCAATGAGGGGGGTGAGTACGATATTGTCGTTGCCTCCAAGCCTTCTGCCAATCTAATCCCGATTTGCGAGCAAGCCAAGCGGGATGGGGCCAAAGTCGTGATGGATGCCTCAGATGACCACTTTGAGGATCAGTTCAAGGAAACCTATTACAAGATGGGTGAATTGGCTGATGAGATTGTAGTGGCCTCAGATGCCATGCGCCAACGGATTCATCGGTATCTATCCAAGGATGCAACCGTTATTCCAGACCCCTATGAACAGCCTGAAATGGCTCCTCATGCTGATGGCGATGACTACTTGTGGTTTGGGCATCAAAGCAACTTCAGGGACGTTCCGCCCATCCTGCCGTTGATGAAAAAGCGCAAATTCCGTGTTCTGACAGGCCCAAAGCAGCTTCCGCATACAACGCTATGGACACCTGAAAACATGGTGGAAATGTTCAGAATATCCAATATCTGCGTATTTCCGACCCGTGCCGGGGCTGAGAACAAAAGCCCTAATCGGCTGTTAAATGCCATCCGTGCTGGCTGTTTTGCTGTTTGCCAGCAGCATCCGTCTTACCTTGAGTTCCG